GACTCGCGCATAGCCAGAGTAAGCCGCCTCACTGGTTGACTGATCGCCACTTTCGCCGGGGTCCGCCGTATGCAAAGCAACATACAATTCGGTCAGCGGACTCGTAGCAGCGTTGTCGGCCAGATTCGGGATAGCCGTTCCGTTAAAGATTAGGTCCAGGAGATCATTCTCAAATACATTACTTTTGCTCATCATGAGTCCTTTCTATTTACCAGTAATATCAGCGTCACGTCCGAGATACCAAGAAGGAGGTGTGTAGCCTGTCTTCCTCAAGTAACGAATCATGTCATCATCTAGGATGTCTTTTCGTTCCATCCACCTTGCGCGATTCTCCAGGGCGATTGTACTCTCGTTAACGGCCTCCGCTGTTCGAGAATATTGCTCTGACATACGACCAAGCTGAAAGATCACGATTCCAAAACCCGTACCGCCTGAAAGGACCAATCCCAAAAGCCCAGTGAAAAACCACAGCTTGATGTTCTGGATGATTCGTTTTTCTGCGGCCAGAATTTTTGTATCAATGGCTCTATCAACTGATTCGTGGTCTCCTTCCTTTAGCCCATCAATTAGATTCACCATTATATAGGGCCTCCTACGTTTGCGACCTCGCTTGTTAATAATCCCTGTCGTAGTTGCCCGTATAAACTATAGCTATTTCGCGCTCTCTCGGTATCGCTGACTCGCTTATATACTTTGGCTCTTACACCTTCACTCACAACATCAGACCACCGCTGCAAGAGCCAGTTGGTAGAAATGAGTCGCGCTGCTTCTTTGTCTTCGTCAGTCACAATACTGGAGTGATAGGTCCAGCCGGTCTCCGGGTTATACTCGGCGGCGCGATTCTCTGCTGTCTTGTACAGCAACGAAGTGGGAAACGCGAAGTAGCCTACTGCGATAGCCGCACCGACTCCGCCGTACCCTGAGAAAGCGTAAGTCTGGCCGACTTGGTAAAAATAGTGCACCAAGTCATTGAGATGACGGCCGGGAGTAGTCTCCTTGGCCCAAACAACATCCCCGCATGAGTCATACAGCGCAGGGTATTTGACACCGGCCATCTTTTGGAAAGTCGTGGGATTCGGAATAGACCAGGTAAAGCCTGATTCTACGTTAGCTGTCAGCAGGACTTCTTTGAAGTTGTCGCGGTAAAATGTCGCGGCCTGCCGATCAGTGGAAAAGTGGCACTCACGAACCGTCTGATTCACATAGCGTGAAATCTCGGAAACTAAGTCGGGGCGCTTAGTTTCCGAGACAATGTCGTCAACCAACTGTGAGTGCGTGAACATGAGCAAATACCCCGAAACTCGTTATTATTCTGCGGGCTTGCCGGAGTCTTCCAGCTTGCCCTTGCCTACTTGATTGTTGGGCGCCCGATCGCCGACCGATGAGTCAGTAACCTTGGTTGCGCCGCCCTGCATGTCCCGAAGGAGTCGCACCTGGGCCTCTGCCGCGGATACGTCGAGTTCGACGATGCGGTTGGATTCACTCCGCGGGAGCGCCTTGAGTACCTTGCGAAACCGTTCGATCTTTTCGGGATCGGTCAGAGTCAGGAGTCCGTTTTCAAAACTGAACTCGCCGATGGTGTAGCGAGCGATCGGGTGCGAGCTGAATCGCACTGTGCCACTATCATCCGCGGTCTGGGTTTTTGTGTTCGGGGTGGTTGTCGGATTCTTGTCGCCACCACCAATATTCAAGCCTGCCATATGTCACCTGTTCGTTGTCTGCAAAAAATCGGGAGGTCTGCAACTCCCTAGTTCATGGAGAATGGTTAGAAGGACTCAATTAGGTAGTAGCAACTGCCTTATTGAGATTGCGGTAGATACCCATGACTCGACCAGCGCCGACCTGAATCCCAGCTTCGGAGGTGATAGCGCCTTCGTCAGCGTCAACACCTGCGACTCCGTTGCCGTGCTTGTCATAGTTCTCGGGGAACGTATCGCGCAGCACACGCTTCTTGATCGCGCCCGGATGCAAGGCGTAGATTTCCTTGGACCAGACGGGATTCTCGTTCATCTTCGCGTGTGTCATCAGCTTGAGCGTGCCGAACGGAGTCATGACCTCAGTGATCTTGACGCCGAGTTTCGTCTCGCTGTGGCTGAACTGGTACTCACCGTCAAGCCATGCCATACGATTCACAACCTTGAGGGCCATGTTACCGCAGAAAGCGACCCGCTCGTTCGGCTGGCCCTTCACGTTGTAGGTGAAGATCGACTGAATCCAGTCTTCCAGATCGCCACGACTAATGTTGCCTGCGGTCGCGCCATTGTTGGCAGTCCGAACGTCGCCACCATACTGCTCGATCTGAGTCAGGATGCCGTCGGTCATGCGGAACTGCTGCCCGTTGAGAGTCGTGATGGCCTTCTTGCCCCAGATGAACGAGAACTCCATATCTTCCGCGTGGTAAGTCGCACACATATCCTTGTTGTGAGCCAGCTTGGAACCTGTCAGGTACTTAATGGCTTTCGCAGTGCCGGAAATCGCCCAACCGTTGCGGAAAATCTGCACGTAGTTGGAGCGTGGTGCGCCTTGCTGAGTCAGAGCGGTCGGGCGGCTCGACGATTCCTCGTGAGCGTTACCGATCTTCTGGACGTTCATCGAGTTATCGATAGACACTACCGAAGTGCCCGCCAGCCCGCGAATCACAGTCATCGAGTTACCGTTAACGGCGGTCACGAAGATATGTTCGCCAGTTTCTTCCACCAGCAAGACAGTGTTTGGCACATAGAATGAACCATCTGCGACTACCACAGTGGTCCCGGTTCCGCCACTCACAGTTGCCTGACGCCCTGACTGGTGCACGTCCTCAAACCACGTGAACGCAACATCACTGCAAGCCTCTTTAGGCATACCAGATGTGAGTCCCAGCAGCGGAGTATCTCCAGTGGGGTTAGTCATAAGGATCGCGGATGCGAAGTCACCCACGCGCTCGCCGACAATTCCTTGATTCGACGCAAAAATGCCCTGAACGGCCATCGTTTCAATTCCTTTTATTTGCGGCCCGTGAGTTCATCGAGCCAGTTGTAGTTCTGAGTCGGGCTGCCGCGGCTGCCTTCCCCTTTTGGTGCAACTTCCAGATCAAGATCGCCAGCTGTTTGTCCAGCCATGAATCGTAACATCTCTTTCGTTTGCTTCACTGCGGCTTCGCGATCGTTATTCGTATTCTTGAGCGCCTGCTCGTAAATAGGTCCGATCGTTTTGGCCATCGCTGGATTCTTCGCTGCAGGGAATAGCCGCTCCAGTGACTCATTGTTGTCACGGCTCTGGAAGGTCTGCTGTGTTTCTTCCCGAACCTGATTCATCAACTGCTCGGCGAACGGTCGAAGAATCTGGACCTGCATTGCGAGGGCTTCGCGAACAACTGCCTTACTCATGGTGTTGAGTCGTTCTTGAACCCCCTCGTAATTCCCTTCGTTGATTTGTCCCGCAATTTCATCGTTAAACACCGGGTCACCGAATGTCAATCCTTCGAGCCTCTGAGTCAGCTGCTGCGCAAAATCGCCACCCTCACCGCCGTCGTTGCCCGACTCACCACCGGGGTTACCGGCAGACTCCCCAGATGAGGCGGCACCTTCAGCGGGAGCCGGACCATTCCAGAATGCATTTGCATCGAACGATTGTCCATCGTTATTTGAGTCGGTGTTGGTATTCGTAGTAGGCTCAGAATTACCTTGCGAGGGCGCACCGCCGTTATTGGTGTCCTGCGGGGGAGTCCCGCCAGCAGCAGGGGCTTGGCCGCCACCAACCGGGTGATCGGGTGCACGCATGAATCGTCCGGCGGCGCGCTCGGCCGGAGTCATCGTGGTGGTGCCATACAAGCTGTTCTTATTCATTTTAGATTCCTTTCGTAAGTTGTCGTGCTGACTCTTCTAAGCCAAGAAGCACGCGGTTAGTCTGCCGTGTTTCGCGAACCTCCCTGACGATCGCAACTTCATCTTCAGAATCCATGCGGTTGTCGACAAGTTGATTCATATTCGTGTGAGCAACCTGCCCGAGGACGTTGTGCTCAACAAGAATCTTGAGTGCCGATAGGACTTCGACTCGATTGCCTGTGTCCATTCGGTTAATAACAAAAGCTAGATCAATCATAAATCGGGCCTCCGGCTACTACTTCAGGGGCGGTTGCTGGGTTGATGGGATTCCCACCTTCTACGCCCGGCGCTGGCACCTGCTCCTGCTGAATCTCGAACTGCTTGAGATTCATTTCAAGGTCCATCATCGAAGTCCAGTAGTCAAGCAGCCCAAGCAAGTCGATTCGCTCGCCGATGGTAGGTGCCTGAATCATTGCGAAGATGATATCCCGCAGCTGCGACTGAAGCATCTGACGATCCAGCGCCTTGAGTCCCTGCCCAATGATCAGGCTGAGATTCACGTCACGCAGCTTCGACAAGTCAATCTTCATCGGTTTGCCGGTATAGAAGTCAGCTACTTCATCTCCGTCCTGCTGGAACTGAATGATGTTGTAGTACATGCCGAATCGCATAGGACGCAGCATTGTCTCATCGATGAGTCGTGCTCCTTTGTGCTGGCGGCGGTTCGAGCCTTGCTGTACGGCTGCGACTTGGCTGTCTACTGCCCGGTCGATACTCGCGATCTGGCTAGGCATTGACTGAGTCGGGAAAAACTGGTCAACAAGGCCCATTACACCTTGCAGGTCTTGAAGAGTCTGCGTGGTGTCCAGATTGTTATTGTCATGCTGCACCATTGTACGGATATCCCGGCCCCAGCCTTGAGGCTTGATTGGGACTCGTGCTGCTACCTCGCCTTCTGGAATCTTCTCCATGTCGATGCAGCTTGGGTCATAGTACGTTGTGCCGTAGATGTTCTTGCGAGTCGCGAGTACGTGAGTGTTCAGCAGGAAGCTGGAGAACTGCTGCAAGGGATTCAGAATGTCCGCAACAGACTTCGTGGCCTCCCGCATCATGTCGTCGTTTAGGACTCCCATGTAGCAAGGCAGATGCCCGTGCATGTTCTTCATGTACTCCGCGCCGATGATTCGCTCGCCGTTGAGCAGGCTGATTCGCCAAACTTCGTAGCGATTCCGGGCGGCCTTCTCCGCGGCAGTTCCTTCGACCAAACCAAAGTCATTTGGATTCAGCTTGATGTACATCGTAACCAACTCGAAGGCACCGTTCATCATATATGAATCATCGCCAGACAGGAAGTTAAACCAGCTGAATGATTGGGCCTGAGTGTCGTCTGCTTCTAGGCGGGACTCAGTCGGTGGGTCACGGTAGTACGTCGCGCTGAGTCGGGCTTCACCTTTGTCCAAAATATCCGCGCAGTTGTAGTACATCTCGTCCAAGCAACGGGACTTAAGCCAATAGTGACTCACCATCCGAGCCTCGGCAACCCACTCGCCGTCTTTGTGCAAGTCCTGCATCTCGACCGCTGGGTCACAGAAAAAGTTGTACATATCGATGGCGCGGATTCGGTTGCCTGCGAACACCACTTGCTTGCCAAGGCTTGTCTGACCTGACTCAGCTATCTGCAACTTAGGGCCATATTCTTTGTCCCAGGAATTCCAGACTCCGCCGGTGTTGTACTTGAGAATCGCGAAGATCGCACGAAGGAGTTGGCGGTAATACCCGCTGTAAATCGCATGGCTGTTCATGACAGTGACAAGCTGACTCGCTTCGGGAGTCTCTTCCGGGTCGGCCGTGTGGTAGAACATTCCGCGATTCGGGGCGAACGTCTGCGCGTAGTAAGTCATCATGTCGTCCAAATGGATAAACATGAGTGGCAACGATACCGTCACGGCTTGTGGGTCGCCGGTTAGTTCGTGCACGATTTGCCGCTTACGATCTTCCTCATTCAATTTAAGGAATGCCGCAACGTCGCGGTCGATTTGGCCGTAACGCGAGATGCGGGAATCACGATCACTCTTGCCAAGGGTAAGGCGCTCCTCGATGTATTCCAGAAGCAGCTTGTGAGTCTTGTCATTCCGCAATGGATGACTTGCGCCAAAGTCCTGACCGCGCGCTTCGGGCAGCTTGAACTTCGCGTGCTTTACTTTCTTGTCATACACGTGACATCTCCGTTCCATAGATGGTTTTGGGGACCTGTGACTCATCTACACCCTGGTAGGCGGCAAACAGCAATCCCTCATACTGAAGTAGCATCTGCGGACCATACGCGCAGGAGTCAATCAAGTCATCCCTGTTCGAGGTCTTTTTCATGTTGTAGTCCAGAAGCTGAGTCGTAATCTCGACCGCACCCTCATAGACAGCGTACTCACCTTTGGCCATTAAGGCGACCCAGGATTTGATTCGTGATATCTTCGGGTCGCCTTTGCCGGCCATCAGTGGAACTATCTCGACTGAGTGATTCATAAGTTTCGTGACCAGCAAAAGCTGGAAGAATGGTATCAGGACTCGCTGAGCCGCGACAGCTTCAATCCCCCAGACCCAGGCGTTCCACTTGAGTCCCAGGTTGTACATCAAATCGAATAACTCGTCCTCCTTGAACTTGCCAGTCCTGTGCTCGACCACCATCGGAGGCCCATCCTTAGGTAGGACATGAACAGTGATTGATGAGTCATCGTTGGTCGCTTTCTCGCCGAACGCCGGGTCAAGGATAAGCCAAGCCGCGAGAATCTCGTCACTGCCTGGCACCGGCGCGAAGTTGATTTGTTCTTGCGTGAATCCGTCCACCCCGTGCCCCGGCATGTTCATCATTTCACACATCCAGGTTTCGACGAGTCCCATGTCTTTGTACTCTTCGAAGTCCTCGACTAATTCATGCATACTCCAGCGTTCAGGCCAAAGGGGGCGTAACTCACCGGTAGCTGCATCCTTGACCAACGCACCGAACTTAATTGGGTTCCAGTTAGGGCGAGTCGAAAGTCGTGCCAGCAAGGAAGTCTTCTGCAACATATTGCCGAGCCAGATGATTTTCTTGCGCCTTGCGAGTGCCTTAATGAAAGGCCCGAACACCCAACGATCTAGCTTTCGCTGTAGGAGTTCTGAGTCAGTGTTCTCGTTATCTTCAACGTCATCCACGACTGCGATATCGGGACGTTGGTTGTCGATGTTGATTCCTCGCATCTGCTGGCCTGCGCCAACTGCGCGTAAGATACACCTCTTAGTTCTCCCGTCACGCATGGTGACCTCGAAAATCCAGAGTGAATCTGTCTCTGACTCCTTGATCCTCTTGATCCCGCCGAAAGTCGCCTTGAAGTTCGGGGAGTCAAAGTACCCCATGATATCCTTACAGGCATTCTTAGCGATTGTGTTGGTATTCGACAGATACACGCAAAACCGTGAGTTAGAAAATAGAAAATACCAAACTACGGCGAGTTTCGACAAGGTCGTTTTCGCGTGATCGCGAGGAATCGCAAGTAGGACTCGCTGCATCGCGGTGTCGGTGAGTAGCGGCCATATCTCCCCATGGTGAAAGAAAGGAACGGGACTCGTAAGCTCCTCGGCCAAGAAGAACTCGATGAAGAACTCACCGTCCCGTTCCAACCGATCTATGATTTCCCCACGACTCGCAACCGCGTCAACCGTTTCCGGGCGCGTATTGGGATCATTATCCCGCTCTGACTCAGTGTCGAGCTTGTGAAGGTCGTCGTAGGCTTCCATTAGAACGTGTCGTTGGGATCAATACTTCCAATTGGGCGCAAGGAGTTCAGCCAACGCTTACCCCACTCTGACTCGGTGTCTTGCGCAGGAAAAACCTGGCTGGCCGCGTCTAAGGCTGGGAATCCTCCAGGACTCGGGGAGGCTGCGGCGGGGCCACCTGTGAGAATCTCAGGCTCAACCATCTCTGACTCCTTGCCGCCCCCCGAAGCCGGTTCGCCGGTACCCACCTGCTTGTTGACTCCTATCTTGTCCAACAGACTGGCGATAAACTTACCTGCCAAGCCACCGTCCGCAGCCTGAATCCTCGGCGCCTGCATGTAGTTTTCGGGGTCTCCCCCGATTCCAATACTAGCCATCTTTAATTCCTTTCGCCATTTCTCGGAGACTCTCTAGGCTGAAATCTTCTTCGACTTCGACTTGCCGCTGTTGCTGAATGGCTAGGTTCGTCCGTGGCACCTGCGGTGTAGGAGTCACATCACCCTGCAACAGCGAGTTAACTTCTTTGAAACTTGGGTTGACCGCCGATCCGTTTAGCACGCTGATCTGTTGAGTCTCAGACCGCTCGGTAACCTGGCCCTGTCCGTTGAGCTTCTCGGTGAATCGTCGTGTAAGAGACAGAGGAACTCGCGCTCCTGCTTGGCTTGGATCAAGGACCGACTCCTTTGGAGGAGCTGTTCGTCGCTGTGCCTTGTTGGCGACTGCTGCGATTCGTAACAAGGTATCCGTGTCATTTTCGAGGGCCGTCCTTCTCATAAGTTTGCGGACTGCGGTGCTTTCGATTCCGTCCCATCCACCGTCACGTTCGACGCGATCTTTCGCTTCTTCGGCACCAACAAGGAGTCGTATGTCCTTGTAGTCCTGAGTTTCCATCAGCTCTTCTATCTCGGCTTTCGAGACTCCAAGCGTATGGGCAATCGTATCGGGGTCGAGTCCGAGTACATTACTCTTCGCGACGGTCAGGTGAATCTCCTCCACCTCCCGACCAAGAATCGTCTCCAGGGACTCAACAGTTAGGGCGCCACTCATGACTTATAGTATCCTATACTGGTCTTTGTGTGTCAAGCAGTAAACTAGTTATTCAAGCGAGTCATAAGATCCCGGAAGTGGAAAACGGCGGCTTCTGCGTTCTCGCGTGCGGTTTCGGGATTCGTGCGGGCCTCCATCCCGGAATGCTCCCCGGAACTTTGATATGCGGCTGCGTAGACTTGTGCGTAAGATTCATGCATGACTCATTTCCTTTTGTTGAAAATTATTTTTTTGTTACACATTGTGGGGTCCATATTAAGAGCGCGGGGCCAATTTCGAAATGGGGGGATACCCCCGCCCCCCTTAGTAATTACTGTGACTCACACAAGGACTCATGGTGGACAAGGCCCTGCGCAAAACAAACAACAGAGTCGAGCGTAGCGAGTCATTCGAAGGGACAGCAACCAGCTAGCCAGAAGAACTAAGGAGTCATACTAAGCGTAAGATCTATGAGTATGACTAACTAATATATATAAAGAGTCTGAGCGTAAGCGAAGTCAATTAAATCCGAGCGAAGCGAGGCGAAATTTTTGGGCGTTCTCCGTTTGTTCTACTCACGGATAAAAGAAAAGGGGCGAGTTGCCAGCCCGCCCCTTCGTGTGAGTTAGAAGATCAAGCCTCGACAGTTTCGGCGTCTTCTGTTTCCGCAGGCTGCACGAGACTTGCGGCCATTGCTTCAAGGTCGAATTCTTCCTCATCGTCCTGAACTGCAATGTCGCGTTCGTCGCGGTGCGCGGCCATCCGGTCAAAGATGGTAGGGTCGAGGGATTCTTGCTTAGCGAGCATTTGGCCAAACATAATGGCCAGTACGAAAAGCGATTCCTTCTCTCCCTTGCTGTTAGTGCGGTCTTCGATGTTGGGATATACCGCGCTCGCGTAGCTGGCGGATTCCATCGCCTTGCGCATTTCCTTCTTGCTGAAGTTGCGCAATGCCCACGGCTTGGACTTGGCACCCATGCCTTTCTTGATAACCTGCCAAAGCTGATTGTAGGTTTCGAGGATTCCGCTGGTGCTCTCACGGCCCGAAGTCGTGAAGTCGGCAACGCTTGAAGGCATGGAGCCAACGGCTTCCGCGATTTCGGCAGCGTCAGTGGCCTTGCGAATCTGGCGAACTGCAACGTGGTTGAGTTCCTTCTCCATGATGCCAGTGAGCCATTCGCGTCCCTGCGCATCCTCAAGAATTGATTCCAGCCTAGGCGCTGGCCAGATCGTGATGCAATGAACGGTCGTGGAGTTCGGGCCATCGCCGCGCTTTGTCACTACCGAAACTGCGACTTGCATCCCATCGTGATAGATTTCGGGATCAAAGTCGCCGGCGTCAGTGAGTCCTACGGCAGCGACCGGGAAATTGCCGAAGTCGCTGAAGTCAGTCTGGCACTTTTGGATATAGGCGGTTGCCTCGTCGGTGGAGTCGAACAAGCGGCGCTGGTCCATGTCCTCAAGGACAGTCTGCGCCTTGTCTTCGGATGTGGTTTGCTCAGTCATGTGTAAGTCACTTTCTTTGGTTGGTTGTAAGTCGCGGAATGTGTTTCGTGCCCCCGCGACTAGGTAATAGTCTCATGCACGATAGAGAGGGTCAAGGGCTACTTTGCTATGCGCTTCCCGCGAATTTTGGTTTGCAATGCGCTGCTAATGCCAGAGCGCACGCCCGGCAAAGTTTCCAAAAGGCCGAGGGCGGTTTCGTATTCACCTAGCTTGACAGCTTCGTGTGCGTCATGGGTGAGGGATTCCAAGAGTTCAGCGAGTGAAAGCAAGTCGGCGCGATCCTGCGCGGCAGCAATTCGAGTGTCGAGTTCCTGAAATTTGTTAAGCATTGTGAGTTCTCCTATGCGTGGCGTGTGTGCCGTGTACGAGTATAGCGAATGCGCGGGCGATTGCGCGGCGCGTGCGATGAGTTGTGCAAGAAATGCGATGAAGCGAGTCAAACGGCAACAAAACTCCGGCGAGCGGAAAAAACCCGGAAGCCAGGGTAATCGGGACCAGAAGCAAAGCAGACGGAAGGTTGATCGGAGTCAGAAGTAACGAGGCTAGAAAGCTAGTGAGGCTAGTGGAGTTAGTAGTCATCCTAGTCCTAGTCTAGTGTGTTTGACCTTGAGCCATTCCCTGCCCCAGCCGGCCAGCCCTAGGCGGTATGTGTGTGACTCAAGCCCTATGACTCCGGCGGCTAAGGTGTTGTGGTGAGTCTTGGGTATTGTATGTGTCCTGAGTCCTTGGGATATATATTTAGAAAATTACAAGCGGGGGGTTATGCACAATGGTACTGACTGGACTTGTAGCCAAGGGGTGAGGGAGTAGGTGAGAGTCTAGGTTGAACAGGCTAGGCTAGGGCTAGGAGACTAGGAGATTGGCTAGAGTCGCTAGAGTGGCTAGAAATCTAGCCTTGACATATTGATTCAAGCATGAGACAATAAGTAGCCGCCGGAGGCGCATCCGAAGAGTATGAATCAAACCCAAACAAATCCGCAAACAGCGAAGCTGCAAGCAAACAAGCAGCGAATCAGTAAAGGAGTCAAACCATGCGAATAAGACGAATCATGCGAAGCCAATCCGGGCCTCCCCGAAAAAAGTACCGAATTTATTGGGACTCAGCCTATAGGCGGTTTATCCTGAAGCTGGGCCGGAAACGCTGGTCTATTAGGTTATGAGTCCCGTGCGCAGCACCTACGAAGAGTACCACCGGGCAAAACAAGCGCAAAGCCCAGTAGAAGGAATCCAAACAGATGCTCGAAAATCTTTCAAATGAGTTCTTGCGACTCCCAAACCCTATCGTAATGATCCAATTGCTTATATGTTGGGTGATCCTAGGTGGAGTCACAAGCATAACAATCGGCGCTTTGGTGAGTTTCTTTAGAAAGGATAGATAATGACTCATTCAACCAGTCAAAACTTCTCGTATAGCTTTACTCCAAACAAAGACCTTGATTGTATTATGGTCCAACAGTTCAACTTGTCGAATGCCAGCGAGGACCGAGTTTGGTCGCAAAAGCGTTCTATGAGTCACCCACCTTACATGAAGCCGCAAGATCAACTAGATTACCACATCGCTCGTCAAGCCCTTGGCTGGGCCTAACTTAAAGGAATCACAAATGAGAGCAAACACACAAATCCACATCGCCTGCCGCAACATCGGTGACTCACAAGACGTAGGTCAATTCTTCAACGGGACTCTTAGTGAAAGCCTGCTCTGGTTGGCCGGAAAAATGTCTAAGACCTCAATGGCGACTCGCATCGTCATAGGAATAGGGCGCAGCAAAGAAGACGCAGGCAGGGGAATCGATGTCAAAGGCGCTGGCCAGTCAGCCTTAGATGAAGACATGAAATCAATGCTTGAGTCAGTATTTGCTGGCGAGGATGAATTACTAGACAAACAAGCCGCCGACGCAGCCAAGCCTGTGATCGATGGAGATGACTATGAATCCTGAAACTCCACTCTTTGGGCGAATCACGGTAGGCTCTAATCGCACTTCACTAGGCCGCGCTGCACTGTCTGAAATGTTGATTCGCGCAATGACAGAAATCCGCAAAGTCCGGCATCGAAATGATATTGTGATTCAAATTGAACTATCCCCTGCAAAATTGCCGGATGCAACTACTTTCGACAAGCACGCAATCTTGGAACGCAAAGTAGCTGAGCAAACCACAACCGACCTATCTGGTGACTCACCATTCCCCGGCTTAACCTTACAGCGGGTTGCAGATTGCATGGACTCCCCCGAATACGAAGCTTATGCCCACATCTGCGAGCCAAACAATCGTATCAATTTCAACTCATACCAGATAGATCAAATCCGTGACTCCTATGAATCTGCATATCCAGATTGCGCGCCACACTTTCCCTTCTGGGTTGACTGATTCGTAATCATATGTAATTAACACTCGCATAACAGCTTTGGCTCAAGAGTCATAACCTCCGATTCATTTTAGGGGTTGACTTTTGAGTCAAAGTATGCTAGGGTACTTGCACCGATTCAGCAACGAGTCGTATTTTTGAAACTGAACCTGATTGAAAGGTATTGAGTCATGACCAAAGAACCCTTGCGAGTAAAAGTTAAGACACACAAACTAGCAGAAATGCAGCTGCAAGGGTTTGAGCCTGTTTACGTGCTTGAATCCGCAAAGATCATCGATCACAACGATTCGTCAGATCGCAAGTGGCTTGGCGCTCACTGTTTTTGGGCTTTCCGCAATCAGCGCCGGGTGACAACCACTCCAGTTAACTGAATCCCATTGTATCCATTTGTAGGAAGATTCCCATGACCGACTATTCACAAGCACTCGCAGACTTCATGGCTGAACCTGACGTTGAGCTAATCCGTCAATCCGCCCTTGAGTCATTTTCCGTCGACATTCTCGGAGTCTATTGTCTCCACACCGGACGCAAAGTGGGCACCTTTGACGAGTCAATCATTTCCTTCGCCCTCGAAGAAGAGTCAGCAGACGACATTGAGTCCCTAGCTGATGCTATGGTTGTTCGTACCGTTGCTTCGATGCGCCCGACTCCAATGCTCAATCGTCCTGATCGAGTCACTTTGCTAAACCTAGCCGAAAAGCGGCCCCTCGACGTACTTTGCTACTTGTGGAACAGGCTCTATTCTGACTCACACTTAGCCGTACACCGGATTTCGGCGCTCTCCCCTTATCTCTCGCGCATTGAGTCGTTCCAGCGATGGGAAGAATTGCTCGGTAAAGGCTTGGACCTCAAGCCTTGGATTCATTGGTTGCTCGAACTTGACGCAAAGCGCAATCTACATGAAATAAAAGCGCCAGACTTGGATATTCTCGACTCACTCGATCCAAAAGTCGTTGCAGCGCGGCTCCCCGAATTTGAAAAGTGGGTGTTCTCGCGACTCAAAGAATATGACGACCGCGACAAAGTAGCAGAACAAACCGCCCGCTGGATGCGCGGAAACTCTTTGAGTCAGCCTGCCTACTCTAGGTCATGGCTTGAGAATCCCGAAATCGCTGGCCGTAAGACTGCCAAGAAATCAACCAAACCCAAGTCAGCGAAAGCCGCAAAGGTTGACGCACGAGTAAGCAAATTCTTGGGCCTGCTTGATAAAGTCTTAGACGGTGAGATTGAGCCGACTCCAGCTAAGCCAATCCGCAAGGCAATGACCGGCGCTGACCTATTCAAGAAAAAGGAGTCCTGATATGATAGTGCGCTTGATTCGCATTGTCGAGCCAGACGGAACCTATCGCTATCTGAACAAAGCAAGGTGCTGGACTCGCAGCCTAAACGATGCAGCCGACTTTCCCAAGAAAGAAGCTGACGCAATTGTGGTTGAACTTCGCGCAAGGAATCGCTTCCTAGACCACGAAGAGCAACTCGAACCAGAAATTCTGGAGATATAAAATGGGACTCAAAGGACTAAACCTCGCCGGCAGTAAACCTCGCGCAGCCCCGAATAATTCCGCCCAGATGGCACGAGTCATCAAAGAGACTGTCCAAGAGACTGACCGGCATATCGCTGAAACTAACTCAATCTTGGATAAGTCTCCGCCGGAACTGCCTACAAAGCACACGACTTGCGCGATCGACTGTGATCCTGTGACTCCCTGTGCCCGCTGGGAGGGTTGCCCAAACGCCGAAGGTTATGAAGAAAACATCGATGACTCAGACGAGAAACTTTCCCGACTCGTTGACGACGACTTCCCCTTCGACGACACCCAGCTTACTGCGATTTACGGACTCGCGCAGGAGCAATACGGCTGCATGATCGGGGCCGCCGGTACAGGTAAAACCACCACGACTAAGAAACTCGTTGATATCCTGCGAACCGGACTCGATGAAATCGACATGAGTCAATACTGGAAGCGTGATAGTGCCGACCAGCACGATGATTATGAGGCTCCCGAACGATTCGTGCCTTCGATCGCAATGGTGAGTTTCACCGGTCGCGCGACGCAGATGATTAAGAAAAACTTTCCCCGCGATTGGCATGGTAACATCATGACGATTCACCGGGCGCTTGGTTTCTACCCTGAATACTATCAAGACTACGACGAGGCCACCGGCGAACTGGTTGGCAAGCGGCGATTCGTACCTAGCTACACCGCCGACAACTTGATGCCTTGGGATATCATCATTATCGATGAAGCTGGTATGCTGGGACTCGAACTTTGGCATCAACTTTGGGCGGCCACCAAGTCGACTTGTCGAATCATCATGATCGGCGATATCAACCAGTTGCCGCCGACCCATGGCAAAAGCGTCTTGGGATTCGCGCTAGCTTCATGGCCTACATGGGAACTGACTCACGTACACCGCCAGCAGGGCGCGAACAACTCGATCGTTGACAACGCTCACCGGATTCTCAAGGGCTTGCGTCCTGTCTCGGACTCGCCAACCCCGCTGTCAGTAAAAACAAAAGAGGGAATGCTAGAAACCCTCAACTTTATGACCGCGAATAAAGACTGGCGATTCCTTACAGTCGACGTACCGGAAGATCACCGGGCGGCCAGCCTGCGGATTCGCCAAGTCTTACAACTCCTGCAAGGCAAGATCTACGAGCCGAATCGCGATGTGGTGATAACTCCCATCAATGGGTTTGAGCAAACTGCGCCCGGTTACAGCTTGGGGCAGTCGCCTCTGAATCAAGATCTTGTCGTCAAGCTAAACTCTGGGAGTCCCCGGTACTTTATTGACGCCGGACGCGAGAAGCAGAACTTCGCAGTAGGCGACAAAGTCATGGCCACGGTGAATGATTATGAGTCAGGTATCACCAACGGTATGACTGGGATCATCAAATCGATCGAACCGAATGGCGCGTACACGGAAGACTCACGCAGATGGGGCTTAATCGAAGAAGTACAGGAATACCTCAACGGACTCGACGAGGAAGAGGACGACAGCGATGTTGTGTTTAGTCTCGAAGAGATGGTCAGTGACTCACAAGCTGGGCTGGAAGAACTAAAGAAGCGCGACAAACGTGATACTGGTCCTGCGAGTCATATCGTCGAGGTCGAATTTGGCGAGGGCGACCATGGTTTCTCCATCAACTTCGACTCGAAGGCCAAGGTCGCCAGCCTCATGTTGGCATATGCCGCGACTTGTCATAAGATGCAGGGCGGCGAGTGCCCGCTTGTTTTTTGCATCGTCCACCAAGGGAATCGCGGACCGCTAAAGCGCGAATGGTACTACACCGGGGTAACCCGCGCCAGTGAACGTTGTGTGGTATTCACGACTCGCCAAGGGTCCGGCTTCGCGTTGGGCAAGCAAGACATTAAAGGCACGACTCTTGAACAAAAGGTAAAGACCTTTCAGGCGCTGACAAAATCAGGACTCGTAGGACCAAGCGTGCGGGTGAAACTGCCCAAGCGCCAAAGCCTGTCGACAGAAGTGACTCACTACGAACCAAAGGAGATTACAAATGAGCCGCAGACGAAACAAGAATCGCGACATGACAAGGCAGCGGAAGGCGCGCCAACGGCTACAATCAGAGTCAACAAAATTGAAATCCACGTCCACCAAGCCGCCGAAACGGGTAGCAGCAGTAGTGAATCACGAGAAGACATCGACGGCGGGACTCTTAGGGCTGAACCTCGCAAGATAATTCGGGAGGCGTTGCCTGCACCCCGATTCGTTAGCACAATGGGCGCGGTCAAAATGCAGCGCAGGTTGGAAGACGAATCAGCTAAGTTGTTACTAACCCACCAACCTTCGCAGAAGCCAACTCCGACTCCAACTAGATCCACAAAGCCTCTTTCAATCGGGGCATTACTCAAGAAGCAAAGGAATCCGAAATGACTGACAAAAGTGTAATGAGCATGATGACGCCCGACCAGATCGCGGCGATGCACCAGCCTAAGGCGTGGGAGAATCCCAAACGTCCGATGGGCTTTCCACTCGGGGCGACTACGTTTCAGATGACGGGGCATTTCCACCAAGTCATGGGCCTTGGGACTCCCGGCAGGCCGATCATTCCGTCAGTGAGTCAGCGATATCTACGCGCCAGTCTGATTCTCGAAGAGTTCCTCGAACTACTGGAAGCGATGGGATTCCGACTTACCGTCGGGGACTTCCAAAAGAGTCCGCACGGAGGGCATTGGGTGCCTTCTGATGTTGGAATCGAACACATCGAAGGGAGTCGCTACGACGTGGTGGAAACCGCTGACGCACTCGCAGACCTTGATGTAGTCGTGAATGGGTCGGGAGTTGAGTTCGGGATTCCCATGCACTTCATTGCGTATGAAGTCTATTGCTCGAACCTCTCGAAACTCGACAACGAGGGCAATCCAATCATCAACACGTGTCAGGCAGTTAGTGACTCTCAACCCGACGGCTGCGAAGCTGCATTCCGCGGCGATCCTTGCGAACACTTGCCGAAACCCGACGCCCCGATCGGCAAGCGACTCAAGGGGCCTAACTACATTCCACCAAATATCCCCAACGTCCTTGTGACATATGAGAATCAGGAGATTTAAGATGAACGAACAAGAAATCCAGCAAGCCCACGATCTTATCGTTGCGATTCGTGAAGGCTTAGACAAACTCGATCAGTTGATACAAACCCCCTTTGATCTGACTCAAGCGCAGATCATACCAGCGCCACTCCCGTCTACGGGGTTTCAGCTAAGCCACAAGTCGCGCAATGAACTACAGGGTGTTGATTCCCGGCTAGTTGAGTGCGTCGAGATGGCGCTGTTTAATTTTACGGAGGTCGATTTCATGGTGTTCGATGGCTTGAGGACTCAGGAAGAGCAGTTCGACAATGTTCGCCGGGGCGTGAGCAAGACGATGAACTCGAAGCATCTGACCGGGCACGCCGTTGACTTGGTGCCGATCATTGGGGGAGTCCCCAAGTGGGATTGGGAGGGCTGCGCGAAGATTGCCTATGCGATGGACCGAGCTGCGACTCACCTCGGCTATGCCGACCTCATTACTTGGGGCGGCGCTTGGGACAGGACTCTCGGAGACTACAACTACGGCAAAACTGATTACCTTAAGGCCGTTGAAGAATACAAACAGCGGCACGAGGGGCCTGACTTCATTGATGGGCCGCACTTTGAAATCAAGAAAGGCGAGTGACATGGCGAAGATCTATCGGGCATACCGCCACGGGCGTAGTTATTCTGCTTACGACTCAGTAATGCCAGCACAGACTTGGCAGCTGGTTCGACTGCGCGACGAGAATCGTGATGCTGCGGGGAATCCCTTGAAGATCGATGAACTCAAAGCCAAGGGCTGGCAGGTAAAGAGAGTCGTGATCCAGCGACCGCCCCGGCCAACGCCCCCGCCCCCACCTGTGACTCGCAAGAACGCAAACGCCGGTTGGTACGCGATCATTGCTGTCGTGCTAGTTGCGCTGCTTGCTGGCGGATTGGCGGCGATCTGAATCATGCGACGGATTCCTATCCCATCTTGTGTTTGTTGTGGTTCCCGCGCTGGATGGGAATCCGTTCGCTGGCCTTCGATAAAACTATGCTATGTATGCACTCGGGAACTCGCCCAATTTATTGTCGAGAAGATACGAGTCAAGGATGGCAACCCAATCTTACTCGAACTGGTGCGCGGGCTTGATGATGTGACTCGCGAAGGTTCGCATAGGTTCTGGATTAAGAATCAGGATAACTCATTCAGTGAGTGTTGGGTGAGTGAAGAACCCTGAATCCAAATTCACGATTTTGATTTTAACCTTGACATTCACATTCGGATATGTTGTAATCAGGCTGAAAATTACAGGTGCATTACCATGACTTTACTAATCAACCCTGACCCTAAGTGGAAAACTACTGAATTGCTTGCCCGCCTTTTGAATCATTGCGCGTGCGGCGAGCGAGTACAGTTCTTGGTTGCGGCGGGAGACGGACTTAAGGTAGTGCAAAGACTTCGAGTCGCGCTGTCCCGATCACGCAAACGAAACGAGGGGCGCGGTGTCAAGGTAAAGCGATTCACTTTGCGGCACACCATTTACCCTTACACGACTCGCGAAGGCAAGCGGCATGACTGTATTGTGGTATGGGTCGAGCAAGAGATTCACCACAAATCCCGCGAAATACTTGATGATCTGATGGAAAGAGAATCCTAATGTCCCTGAAAAATCTTCTAGCGTTGCAGAAACAGAAGGATGCAGTCAATGCCAAGCCTAAGACTCAGCAAGCTGTCGAAAAATCGGAATCCAAGCCAGCGACTTCGGATGGCAATAACGCTGAATCAAATCCAGCGGAGAAGCCCAAAGCTCTCGGACTCAACTTGGCGGGAAAGGCGACTAAGCCAGTTGCTGCACCTAAGAAACCAGCGGCTGATTCAGCAAAACAAGTATCCACCAGCGCAAAGGATGCCGTTGACTCTGGCGACTTTAGTCTCGATGATCTCGCAGGACTCGAGGCAAGTTCGGTGGCTGAAAGCACCCAAGAGGAAAGTCTGGGTGAATCCTTCGAGGACGAAATTGAAGCATCGGCGCCGGACCGTGCGTTGCCGGAAGACCTGACTGACGAGATGAAAGCATTCGTTGACTCACTCGATGGTGTCTATCAAGTACTACATGACCCGGATATGTTCGGGCAATCAGTGCGGATGATTATGATTGAGTTGCAGGAGAACAGCGAGTACGATCAGCTGCTCGCCGACGAGGACATTCACGTAATGATTCGTGGGATGCGCCGAACGATGGGACTCGCAAGGGTCAACAAGCAATCGAAGAAGCGCGGTGCTGCAACCAAGAAGAACGCCCGCAAGAAAGCCGGAGTCAGCGACGATGCAATGGCGCTGCTGGATGGTTTGATGGGAGGCGGGACTCTTGACTGAGCCAACCGAATTTCTCCGAGTCAGCTACTCGTCCTTGAACCTCGCCGCTACCTGTATGCGGAAGTTCGAGTTCAACAAGCTGTACCCCCGCCGAGCGAGGGATGGTGACTCATACGCAGCCGACGTAGGCACTGCGCTGCACCATGGCTATCAGGACTATCTTGTGAATCAGGACGAGGACCGGGCGGTTTGGGCTTTGATGCGCGACTTCCCTTACTTGGACGAGTTCAACCAGCGTTACGACGATCGGAGTTTCGAGGCTGCACTAGCCACACTCGAAGAGATGATTGCCAATGCCTCGATGACCGAGTGGGAGTTGATGACTCTTCGCAAGCCGGACGAAACGGAGGTGCCCGCAATCGAGGTGCCATTTGCTTTGCGACTCAAAGGCATCACCTTGCCGGATGGCCGGGGCCTCGAATACACCGGGTACATGGACGCTGCGATGCGCAACTTAAGCACAGGACTCGTACGTACCTTGGACATTAAGACTCACCGACGCGCGCTCAACGATGCAACGCCGAAGTATAAGTTCGATGGCCAGCAAGTACCTTACGGAATCGTGCTTGAACACTTGATGGGGAATCCCGTCGAGGAATTTGAAGTCCTGTACTTGGATACCTATGTCGATCTGGTGACTCCCCGCGTTCAGCTGTACCCTTTCAAGAAGGACTCAGAAGATCTGCAAGAGTGGCTGGTCAACACGGTACTGCGGACGCAGGGGATTCAGCGTGCAATGGAAATGGATTACTTCCCCCGGACTGATGGTGGCTGTCTGCATTGGAATCGCCCTTGCTACTTCCTCGATATCTGCGAGACTCGCGACAAGGAAGCTGTTCTGGAGTGGCTACTTATGGGTGAAGAGCCAAAGTCAGATGACCGTGAAGAGCCTTGGATCATCGCAGAGATTGATATATTTGGAGATGAGTCATGAAAGCTGGGATTGCTTTAGACAACTGGAAGTTACCTGTGTTTCGTAAACGGCTAACGGAAGCTGGCTATGAATATGTTGATGCAGGAGGTTTGACTCACGATACTACTGTCCTGACTGTCGAAACTGCTGACATGCTTAAGTTGAAATCAGTCATCGAAAAGTGCGAGAAAGAGTGCAGAAGGATGAAGCGATGAACCCGCAACGAATCCAACTCAAGGATCGCCTGATGCGCAAGTGGTTCCTGTACGCGATGGATGTGCTGAATCACAACAAGGATTCACTTAGCGAATACGATCTTGAGTTGTTCATAAAGTTGCGCGATGGGTATAATTTTGTCGGTGACAGCATGACAATCACACGCAAGCAGCTGAATCACATCAAGACACTAGCTGCCGAGTTGGAGAAGTAAGATGGCCAAGCCAACCAAACAAGACGAATCGCTGACACGCCGCCTCAATTATGAGTACCCATATTTTGAGTCGTACGTTCAGCCACACGGTGCACTCGTCATTGACCGTGCCTGCCATGCGTGCTTCTATTACGCGATGCTCGCAACCAAGGCCCGCCAAAATGCTGGTGATATTGAGTCACAAACCATCCAATACAAAGTAGGCGAGGAAGTCCCCTTGTGGAGGGAACCGCGCGATCACGAGTTGGCTGTTTCGGTGGCGATTCTGTATCAGCTGCCGTCGCCGGATTCCTTTCTGCGCTACAAGAAAGAAGCCTGGGTTCAGTGCCAGCAAATCGGAGTCACCGTGGACCCGAAGATCTTTGAGATTACTTCCCGCAAGGGGTTGATTCATTGATCAAAATTGAACTACACTTCCGTGATTTTCGCCTTGACTTAGTTAGACAATTGCTGTACTATCGGGACAGCCAAGTTCCGGTGCATCCGATGGAATTGCGACTCCTTTCGTATATAGCATTAAAGAACGGCGAGCCTGTTACCACGAAAGAGTTAGGTTGCGAAGTGATTGGACACAAATGGACTCGCAGATCAAACACCGTCGCGGTTCAAATGCATAGGTTGCGAGAGCACCTGCGATTCTATGGCGAGAGTGACCTGATTGAGTCGAATAGAAGTAACACAACCTTTTTGGGGTACTCGTTCAATGGCAAAGTCAAACTTATCACGGCTGGGGTACAAGTCGCCTAAAGGAACCTTAGCCGCCCGCAGTTTCCACGATAAGCCTGTGACTCGTACGATCATCTCCAGAAAGCACGGGCTGTTGTTTTTAATTATGGCTAGGGTGATAGACTCCCGGTCAGTACTTGGTTTTTACGGAAGGATTTCTTATGCCACGCGGCAACATGATGAGTCAGGCCAGCAAGCAGCCTGTGATACACGCGATGATTCTCGGGGACGAGAAAGTGGGCAAGACAACTTGGCTGCTGCAAGCCGCGGAGTCAGGGTTCAACGTACTCCTGCTAGACGGCGACGTGGCCGGGCAAAGAATCGCCGAGCTAAGCGACGAAGCTAAAGCACGAGTCTTTTACATGGACGTAAGCGATGACTTGGTAGGCGAGCATGACCCCAAGATGATTTCGGTGGTCGCGAATTTCATGACTGCGACTCGCTTCCTGTGGAACGACACGAAGCAGCGAGAGTACTCACGCCGCGATGAACATGACGAAGAAACCGGCGCATGTGTTGATGAAGTTTGGGAAATCCAGCCCGCGAAACTCGACCACAATTGGGTCTTGGGAATCGACAGCTGGACCACGCTAGCCTACTCGGCCATGCTCGACAAAGCCTTGGATCTTGGAGTCGACATTGCATCGATCGAAAAGGCAGAGCAGAATATGTATCAAGGGGTCGGCAATCGACTCACGAACATCGCTGTCACACAACAGAAAGCGCCCTGCAATACCGTCATCATTGGGCACCCCGATCAATATGAGAAGCAGGCGAATCCCGAAGGCCAGCGCGCAGGTTCCGTCAAGATGAAGGACAAGATCATCGAATGGACTAAGATGATCCCGAAGTCTTCGAGTCGCCCGCACGGCTACACCTTGGGCAAGTTCTTCTCGGATATCGGATGGATTGAGTCCGACAAGTGGGGCAAGCGCAAAATCGATTTCACCAAAACTTCCGAGCGTACGAGTGGCGGCAACTTGAACTCCAAAGGTGACCCCGCGAAGGACCATCGCTTTGAAGATTTGATTCGCAAGATCGGCGGCGTTGTCCCCGATGGCAACCAAGGGCTGGGCGCGGGATTCATCATCCACGAAGCCGGTACATTCATTCCTGCTACCCCTAAGTCGAGTAAGTCACTCGGCATTGGTGGCAAGTCAAAAGCTTCTGACTCCATTCCGCAAGCGTCGGCTAAGCCGTCCACTGTGAAAGGCGTCGGAGGACTCGGTGGACTTATTAAAAAGTAAGCCGGGTAGTTCAAACCAAAGAAAGAAAGTGATACTAAAATGAGCGAAGAACTCGAAGGTCAAGAAGTAGAATTTAGCCTAGCTGATATTGCAGAACTCGACGCATCAGATATTCAGGAGGTACGATTCGAGGTACTACCGGCAGGCGTCTATACGTTCCGAGGGCTTGAAGCCAAGTTCGAGGACACTACCAATCGGGAGGACGAACGGCGAATCGTTCTGGTCACGAAGGTGGAAGTAACTGAAGTCAAGTCAGTCGCAGATCGTGACTACAAGACTCAGGAACAGAAGGACGAACTGCTTGGCAAGAAGCACACCGAGAAGTTCTACGTGGTGCCCGAAAAGGCTGCCGAAGGACTCGGTCTGATTCGTGCATTCTTGGGTGATATTGGACTCCCCAACGAAGGGCCGTTCGGCGGCGTTGAGGGTACTGAACCTGGAATCATCGACAACTTCCCCGGCCATGAATTTACTTGTAAGATCAAGCCGGGCAACTTCAACGGGAACAAGACTGCGAATCTCCTCGTAGAGAAGCGCAAGAAATAACTCGTTGACGGTGTGGGGGCGTTGCTTTCGAGGGCGTCCCCACCCTTTACATGAGTCATGTCGGGAAGATACTCGCGTACTGCCATAAACCTAGAGCGCGAATCCTGGCATGGCTCTTGTAAGGGAGCAAGTGGAAATCAAATGAAACTTCAGACTCGTCGACCAACCGGCCGCATTCTTTATTTAACCGACAAGTACGGAGTCAGCCCCGGCTATGACCCAGCGTTCAGCCGCATGGTTCGCAAGGCAGGGATTCCCCGCGAGCGTGTCATCATTGCAAACATTCACAAGCTGCTCGACAAACCGCTGGTCAAGTATCGCAACGAGAAGACTCTTAGGTTTAACCCTGCCATCAAAGAGCAGATCGAAGAGGCAGTAAGGATTCGAGTTAATGGCACAAAGCCCAGCCTTATCGTATGCAGCGATCCTGTTTCGCTCGGAATCTTTGTTGAATGGGATCAGCGAATCGCTACCCTCGATAAGTGCCGCGGCGGGGTATATGATTACCATGGAATCCCGGTCGTCGTCACGCTACCCATCACTGCGATACACCGCAATATCGACGAACGACTTGTACGAGACGATGAAGACGAGGACGTAAATTATGAGCCATATCGAATCCCCCAAGGATCATGGATTCTTACGCGAGATTGGGAGAAAGCTGCTCGCTATTACCACAACAAGCCAAGGCGACTCCCAGACTTTGTCTATTCTGTTTGCCGGACGACTTCAGATTGTGAGGCAGCGCGCGACTGGCTCTTGGAGTGTAAACTTATATCTGTGGATATTGAAACCGGATGCTGGCCCGCTCAGATCACTTGTATCGGCTATACCGGGATTCGCCCCGATGGCACGGTACGGTCTTTCGTTATTCCTTTCTATGACGAGTACTCGGCGGATGGCTGTTTTTGGCAAGACGAGGTCGACCATGCTATCGCTCACTCCGCTTGTCGGGATATCAATGAGTCAGAAATACTAAAGGTCTTACAGAACGGCAACTACGACGCGAGTTATTTCGTACGGGATTGGTTGGGACTCAACAACTACCTGCTGGATACCATGCTGATGTGGTATGCCCTGTACATGGAACTGCCGAAGGCGCTGGACTTTATCTCTAGCATCTTGTTGGACTCGTACCAGTATTGGAAAGACGACATCAAGGGACAGGAGGAAAAGGATGAGATTCAAGGGAACATGGAAAGGTACTGGCGGTACAATGCGCTGGATACTTACTATACTTTGTTTAATTGTCTTTACCTTCTTCGTCTGATGAACGTGAATCCCGCGATGCAAACCAACTACCGGGATGTATTCATGCGGAATGCTAGCGCGTTGAGGATCTCGCTGCGCGGCGTGAAGGCCGATATGACTCGGATGGCAGAGCATCGCAACGCACTCAAGGCAGAGTATGATAAGCAAGTCAAGCGACTCAGGTACCTAGTCGACGACCCGGAGTTCAACGTAAACTCGCCGCCGCAGAAGGTGAGTCTTCTCTACGACGTTCTCGGCGCCCGCCCAAGGAATGCCAAGGGCCGCGTGATCGGCAAGGATTCGCGAGTCAAACCATCGAGCGGGGCTATCGCGCTTAAGGCGATTAAGTCCGAGCATCCAGTTTTTAAGTATGTGATCACCGCCCTTGAGTCAGCCATGGAACCTGACAAACAAATGGGCAACATCACCGGCAGGTGGCAGGAGGACGGTAGTGTCAAAGGGGGAATCAAATTCTTCACGGATCGTTTTAGGACATGCTACTCTGCTGCTGGAACCACTTCGACTCGGTTTGCGTCTAAAGGTTCCAACTTTTGGGATGGCACCAATGCACAAAATATCCGAGCGTCAATGCGGGATTTTCTTGTCGCTGACGAAGGGTGCATCCTCATGGACGTTGATTACTCCCAGTCTGACGATGTGTTTATGGGATATGAATCCAATGACCCCAACAAAATTAAGGTCATTGAGTCTGGAGTTGATGGACATGCTGTTCACGGCGAACTGTTCTTCAAAGTCCCGTACGATGAAATCGTTGCTGGCAAGCGAGCTAATGACCCTGCAATCGTTGACCCCACGCGAGGTATACGTCAACTTTCAAAACGAATCGTACACGGAACTAACTTTCAGATGGCTGCTGTCACCCTCTTCATGACGATGGGGCGAGACGCAGTTGTTGCTGCGATGGAACTCATGGGACACGCCGACGCGTCCAAGTGGAATCAAGAACAACTCGTGCATGGCTGTCAGGTGTTGATGAACGCCTACCGGAAACGCTACCCTCGTTTGACTCCCAAGGAATACTACAAGGAAATCGCGGATGCCCTAAGAACCAAGGGTAGTTTGACTAATGCGTTCGGGATTACCCGTAAATTTTTGGCTGACCCTAACGACAGTGGGACGCAGCGAGAGGCTACGGGATTCATAGGACAGTCCGACACTGCAGGCAACATGAATCGGAGCATGTATGAAATTGACCACGGTTATATACCGAAGAATTTTAGGGACGGACCGAATCCAGATGCTAAGGATGAACCGCGCGTCATGGACTTGGACAGTCATGGATTCAGGTTTCTCTTGCAAACGCATGATTCCTTCACCGCAGAACTGCGACTAGACCATCCGAGATTCGCAGAAGCCGTGAATAACCTATTGTATGTAATGGAACGGCCTGTCATAATCAATGGGCATACGGTGAGAGTCAAGACTGAAGCTAACTTCGGCCTCCGGTGGGGAAAGAAGATGGTGGAATGGAACCCGGCTAAAGACTCGTTGTCGGATATTGTATCTCAAGCGTTGCAACTCGAAGCTGCCTGATTCAAGGAGATTTTATTATGGGCGCTACTACTGGAATCGCAACTATCGGTGACTACGCCGGTGCTGCGAATGATCCCGCTCGTGTGCAGGTATTACTTGACCTGATCGCGGACCCTGACACGACCTCTTCATCGGGGGCGCAGGCAGGTGGTGGTCTGCTAGACGAAATGAGTGCGGTCGCTGCTGCGCAATTGCGAGTCGAACTTGCTGCGCTGAAAGCTGCCGTTACGTAACCGAGGGCTGTCCACCCTTGGTGGGGTGCGAGTCGATCCCTCCTTAGTGCTCGCACCCCAATTTCTTTGCAGACTAGGAAATAAAATAATGTATATAGTAGGATTCAATGGGCCGCCGCGGTCCGGCAAAGACACTCTAGCTGGGATGGTGGCCGATCATGCTGACAAACAGGGTTGCACGATTCCGGTTAAGGAAGTCAGTCTTTCGAGTCCTCTCCGCTTACTAGCCTACGCGATGACGAAGGAAATGGGACGCCGACTTGATGGCCCTGATTATGAAGCCTTTAAGTTGATTCACTACCCGCAGTTCGACAAGCCCGGCAGGCAGCTGATGATCGATATCAGCGAACGATTCCTAAAGCCTGTCTACGGCCCGGACATCATGGCGAAACTTTTGCTCGAAGACCTTAAAGATTTCCCTGGGCTGGTCTTGATTCGCGACTGTGGTTTCCAGATCGAAGCGAGGACTCTCGCTGAAGCAGTCGGCTGGGACAACTTCTTTTTGACTCAAGTAGACCGGCTGGGGTGTGACTTCTCGAATGATTCACGAGAGTGGGTTTCTCACGAGCACCAAATGAGCTGCCAAAACAACCTAGGTTTTGATGACCTTGAGATTGAAGCAGGTCGACTCTACGATCGTCTCGTCAACCAGATGGGATGGGTGCTTTGATCCGTGAGTCTGTCTTTTCATACAGAGTTTCTTAACGACTACATGGCGATGGTAGAGGATACAGAGAGTCCTCGTCTGTTTCACTTGTGGTCTGCTTTGAGTGGGGTATCTGCGTGCCTAGGCCGTAGGTGCTGGTTTCCATTCGGCCCACTCACAGTGTATCCAAACCAGTATGTCGCGCTTGTAGGCACCCCGGGGACTCGCAAATCCACCGCAATGAACATAATGAAACGGCAATTGCGTAAGTCAACTGGAGTCAGGTTTGCCCCGGTAGATACTGCGGGCCAGCGACAAGGGCTGGTTGAAGCAATGTCAGGAAAGCAGGAGTCAGAGGAGTATTTAGATAATGTCGAACTCGCAGCAGCAGAAGATTCTTTGGCAGGTCTTACACTCGATGAAGTCGCTCGAATCAGTAATGTACGTGACACCGACGTGGAGAGTGGAGATCAATTCTCGGAAGGTCGGGGATTCGTTAGCGGTGCTGACAAACATCACATTATGGTTACAGCGACCGAACTCTCCCAATTCATCGGACAGAATAATTTCCAAATGTTGGATTTTTTGGGCACCATGTGGGATGGAGAAGATTACGACTATCGAACGAAAACTGGAGTCACTGTACTCAGAGACCCTCTCGTTAATCTCCTCACTTGCACTACCCCCTCGAGTCTCAACGTCGCTATGCCACCTGCTGCGGGCGGACAGGGTTTCTTGTCCCGATTCATCTTGGTATACGGAACTCGCAAATACAAACTCGTCCCAACACCAGAAGAGCCTGACTCAGAGTTAGTCCTCAAAATCAAAGGGCAGTTTAACCGTACCTACTTGGAGTTGGCTGGGGAGTTCACGGAGACCGCCGCGGCTATGGCGCATCGTGAGTCACTGTACGACTTTAAGTTGGAAATCAATGACCCAAGATTTGGCTACTATCACGAGCGGCGGCAGGACCACTTGATTAAGTTAGCGATGGCGCTGGCTGGGACTCGCACTTCGCAGATCATCGAGAAGGAAGACTACGAAGCTGCACACAAAATTTTGCGGGCTACTGAACGCGGGATGCCGGATGCCTTAGGTGAGTTCGGTATGAATCCCCTAGCGGCCCTCAAACAAAGCATGCTGGAGTACATAAGATCACGAGGTACAGTGAAAGTAGAAGACCTACGCGCTGTGTTCCATCGTGATTCACGTGCTTCAGATTTCATGGAGGCTGTAAATGATTTGGCTAAGCTGAATCAAGTCGCCATGGCACAAACCTCTTCTGGCTCGGCTATCCTCATGGCCAAAGGAGGACTCTCAAACAGTGAGGATGAAATGACGAAGGCACTCATGGAGTAATGGAAATGACGGAAGAACTTAACCAAACTAGATCCGCAGAACTACCCGGTCAGGGCAGTCTCCCAGGCACGATTCGCCCACACCTGAACCGCGCGGAAGAAGTAGCCGCAAAGGAAGCCGAGGCGCGCGCCGCAGCCGTGCGTTACGCAGACCCGACTCCGCCGGATATCATCCTGAGTCTCGACATCGAAACCCTTGCACTTTGCAACCGGCCGGTGATCACGGAAATCGGGCTGCTGGGCTACGATCTCGATGAGGACTCACTGTTGGATGAGCGCCATATTCACAACTACCCGATCGAACCACAGCAAAGTCTGATTCCTCCCCGCAAGATCGAGACTCAAACTCTGATGTACCGCGTCAAGTCACCGAGGTTTGCTCGTGAGTTGGAACTGTCCTCGGCCCCTGAGTTCGAAGACCTAGCGTCGCTGTGCAGGAACTTTATTACGGTGTTCAATCAGCTGACGAATCACGGCAAGGCCAATTACGAACTCGTCGTGGCCCGCCCGCAGTTTGATATCAACGCCGTTGAAACTCTGCTTCGGGAGGTTGGGCTGGATTCACCGTGGCGCTATGACACCGTGGTTGACGTTCGAACCATGCTCAAGCGGGCTGGAATCAATCCAAAGAACGTGCCCCTGCCGGTTGGCTGTGTGCCGCATACGGCCTACGGGGATGCCCGCTGGCAGATCGACCAGTATAAGGCCGCTATCAGGGGGTAAACCCCAGTCTAATCCAACTAAGAAGGAGAATCACGATGGATTTTGGTCAAGTAATTAGCGGCCTCAAGGAAGGCAAACGATTCGGGCGCGAGGGCTGGAACGGCAAGGATATGTTTGTATTCTTAGTCCCCGGCTCCCACTTCACTGTGAATCGGCCTCCCTTGCTAGGCATCTACCCTGAAGGAACCGGCATCGACTACCGCCCGCACATAGATATGAAAACTGCGCAGGGCGACGTGGTGCCTTGGGTTGCGAGTCAATCTGACCTTCTGGCGGAAGACTGGAATGAGGTAGTTTAGTTCCCGAGCGGGAAGCCCGACGGGTCGCGGAACCCCCGAGTCACTTAATTGAGGCTCGGGGGTTCTTTTTGCGCCTATTCGTAGCCCTGCTCGATCAGGGAGTCCATCATTTCCTCACGGCCATAATCGGCGTCGGAAAGATCGTCTTCAGTGTTGCGAGTCTGGGCATCCAGCATTCTAGCAATCGCTGCGTTGTCGGGGGTCTTGGCCTTGAGGGCTTCGCGCAGCCGCCGTTCCCCTCGTGAGTCGATCCCTGACTCAAACATCGATTGCAGCCAGCGATTGAAGTATCCAGGGCTGCCGCCATTTTCTACGTACTTGCGAAAGAGTCCCGGTACTTCTTCCTCTCGGCCTGCCCGAACAAGTGCCCGACCTTCATTTCTGAGTCGCGCCTGCTTGACACTTTGGTCATTCTCTGCGGTCTTGTCATTGTAGAAGTTGTTAATTTCCTTCTGCTGCCGCATGGTGCGGAGGCCCAGGATTCGAGTAAACTTCTCGCCCATGTTGCGGGCCTGACTCACGACCTGCCCATCCCACGAAGTATCATACCCACCGGCGGCCCCGATTTCGAGCAAGCCCTGCAGGGGGCGATTCGTTGTCATGTTCGACAGGATCTCCGCGATTTGCTGGCCGCTCATGCCTCGCTCGTTGGCTAGCATTTGGACCCCCTGCTGGATTCCCTTAACGGCCCTGCTCATGGTGTCGATCAAAGGAAACTGCGCGGCATTCCCGCCTTCCGTCAGCCCGAAAGCATCAGTCAGTGCGCCAACGGGATTCACCGGCATCCTAAATTCAAGATCGCCGCGGGTAAACAAGCTGACTCCGTCGACGTTCTGCTCGCCCGGCAGCAAGTTGGCTACCTTAGGGAGATTCGACATTGAGCCATGCATCAACAAGTCACCAAGCTGGGTGCCGAACCGTGAGTACATGGAGTCAATTGGGTCGGTTTCGCCGTCTGGCTTGCTGTTGAAGAAGGCCCAGTTCAGGGTATCCCAGCCGGGCAGTGAGTCAGTGCCGAACATTCCAGCCTGAGTTGCGGCCTGTACTGCCAGCGCCTTTGTGTCTTTGGTTTCAATATACCTAAACATACGTTCGTAAAAGTTATAGACATAACTCTGGAACAGGCCGATCGGAGCGCCGAGTGCCCCTTGGAAAATCTCCGGGCGATTCCTTGGGTTGTAGTCAGCGATTACTTTGTTAGCGATTTCGTGGGCAAAATCCACTACAGCTTGGTCGCCTGCTTTTGTGAGTCCGTAGGCATCCGCAACAATAAAGCCGGTCTCCATCGCCCACTGACGAGTTAGGTCTTCGGACTTGTCGGTAAGAATCCCCATCCATTTGTCAAGCCCGCCGGTCTTTGCTACCTTCTGCTTGAAGCCCCCGAAACCTTTCTTGGTAATCTCTTCGGACTCATTGCCGAACACAAAGCCTTTCCAGCCGTTGCGATCTTTGATCGTGTTCATCTGCCGGTGGAACTCAGCCACTTCCTGATTCATACGGCCTTGACGAAAAGCCAACTTGCGCGCAGACGCGAACTTCCCATTTGGGTCACGCATGTTCTTCATGGCAGACCAAAGGAGTTTATTCGCGTGGGGAACCACGACTCCCTCACCTGCTTCGCCAAGAGCCATGACCATCGATGAGTTGCGAGCCGCGGCCTCGGCCAAGGTTTCCCCCGTGCGGGGTTGGAGGGCGTGAATCACAGATGGCATGTTGGCGATAATCGAGCCTACGTTCACCATCGCATGAGCCGACTCTGCCCAACGCAGTCGGCTGCCCGCCTCAAACCAAGACAGCTTCTCCGAGATATCCGCGAGTTCAGTTACCGACTTGTCTCCCGTACGAGTCTCAACCATCTCCAAGGCTGACTTGTACGGCATATACTGGCCCAACTCTTTCGAGAGTTGCTTGAAGGTTTCGCCAGCTACTGGGTCTTGTGGACTCGAGGTTCTAAAGAAAGTCTTCATTGCCTCGAAGGTAGCCCCAGGACTCGCTTCTTTGAGCAGCCCATTAATCCGGGCCTCGGCCTTCCGGGCGAACTCTCCGTAGAATGAGTCCTTAGCGTCGAGTGCACTGCGCCCTAGGAGATTCTCTAGGTACTTATCATAGTTCGAGTTATGGGTAATGCTCGAGCCTTTGACTTTGCTGGTTTCTACGGTCGCCATGTCAGCGCGTATCTTGGCAGCGCGAATCGGCTCTTTGTAAAGCACCTCTAGGATATCCTGGCCATGCCGCAGGATGTTGTCGCGACTCGAGATCAAGGCCTCGGCGAATGCGTTTTGATTCAGCTGCTCGCTGCTCGATGTACCGAGGTTGCGCTTGTTCGGCTGAATCGCTGTGGTCGTAGCCGACATGAACTCCATCTGGGCCTTATCCCACAGGTCCATATAAGCGGTGACTTTGTCCCGGCTGCGAATCGTATGACCAGCGGGAATATCTTTGCGGGCAATCTCTTCGAGCCTCGACAGTTCATCGGGAGTTGAAGCAACGATCTTCTTGCCCGGAATAATGGTTCCGGTTGAGTCGAACTGGTATGCAATATACTTGCCTTTGTCGTTGGCTGGTTCGACGTACCAAGGAGTCGATTTGATTTCAGGCAATCCCTGCGACCGCAAGAGGGTGTTCTTCATCTGCCGCCGGGACTCATAAAGCCCCTGCATCCGGGTTTGGGCGTCCATCGAAAGTTCGTCAAGGACTACTGGGGTGCCCTTCGGAGTCAACAGTGGCTGGTCTTTGACGAGCTTTGTTCCGTGGAGTTGCTCGAACCTAGCCTGATTCTTCTTTGATGTATGATCCAGAAGTAACTCATAGCCGACTTTGCCTTCGCCGAGTTCTACCTTGCGGGGCTTAACCTTCAAGTCCCAGCCGGGCCGGTACGAGTAAAACTGGTCAAGCAAGAACTTGCTGGTAATGTTGCGCGGGGAGTTAATAAGACTCACCGTATCGCCTAGATGTTGAGCGACTAACTCAGACATTTGTGCGGCAGATACCTTGGTCACGAGTTCTTGCAAGCGGGAGGCCGCCAACAGGTTCGGGGAGTCGACTGCGATTCGTGCGTTGGACACAACCCCGCGTAGGGCGGCTGCTCTGGTAGTCTGAGGCGCGGCATTCTGAAACCCAGGAATCGCGGACCGAGTCTGATCGTCGGCAATCTCGTGCGGGCTTCTGGCGATAGCGGCGTTAGGGTCAGACAGGATGGCGTCGGTGATTCCCTTGGTGTATGGGTCAGCCTGTTGGCCGGACAAGGTATCCTGTACGATGCTGTGATGCAACATCTGCCGGGTAAACAGGTCATCCTGAGTCCACTCGAAATAGTTCTGCTGCCGCCGGTAGGCAAGGATTTGCTCGATAGGATTGTTGTCGTAATCACGGAACAACCTAAATGAGTCACCAAACAGATCCTCGACCGAATCGTAGGTTTCGTCAGTGAATCCCTTGATCTTTCTCAAGTCATTGATTAGCTTTACTACCTCGCGTTGATTCATCTGCCGCAAAGCCGCGCCGCTCGGGAGTGCATCGATGACTGAGTCAATGATAGGCTTGTCCGACACCATTGCTTGTGGGCTGGTGCGGGGGAGATTCAGCTGGTACTTTAGTTTATACTGCTCGGTCTCGGTTAGCTTGCTATATTTTGAGGCCCGCAATTTGTCCACTTTTTGGGCGAATGACTCAAGCTGTGCAGACGCGGCGTTTAGCTTGCCAGCGAAAGCAACCGAGTTAGTGTCACCTGTCTGTCGGATAATCTCGTTGGCCATGTCCAAGACAAACCACTCGGCGTTTTCGGGTACCTTGAACTGAATCCCAGTGTTGCGGAAATCCATAATAGCCTGCCGCCCAAGCTGGTATAGTTCATGAGTCTGCCCGAAGGTCAGTGTGTTCAGCTTACGATTCTTCGGCAGGAACAAGCCACCGTCCGAGTCGATTCCCAGCTTGGTCCTCTTGCCGTCGGTCTGCCATACCTTGAGGTTATCGTCTCCGAGTCCGCCCTCGGCCTTGATCTTGACTTCGGGCAACTCGTCCATAAATTTCCCGAACTCCAAAGGCACCCACTCGCCGGGATTCAGCATAGTAAGCGGCTCAGCTTTTTCGGCAAACCGGAGTTCCTGCACCTCGAACTGGAGGGATTTGATTTCCTCGTCTGTAAGATCTCGGTAAAGAGTCTTGCCCCTGCGTGTACCTGCCTTGATCCGGCCATCTTCAAGCAGTGACTCAGCCTGCTTGCGACGTTCGGCTAGGTTACTCATACGCAAATCATGCGCACCTTGGATACTCAAATCAGCGGGCTTCTTGCCGAGTTCGCTGATTCCGTACAGGAAAGTTGGTTCGCGCTCGAGGGATTCCTTCAATGGGTTTGCCAACCCAGGCGTGGCCTGCTTGCCGAGGATCTGGAAGCTTGAGTCCCCAACACCCTGAATGCCGCGGCTCGTGACTTTCCCCATGTCCTCAAAAACGATTTCCAGGTGAGAAGTCGCACTTTGTTCGCGCTTGCTGAACAAGGCATTTGCCCGTTCGTTGCTGCCGCGAATTACCTTGTTCTCGCTGGCCTGAATCGCGCGGCTGGTGATCGAATCTGTTACGGCGTTGCTGCCTGTATAGGCTCCAGTTGATCCACCGAATGCCTCCATGAGAAGTCCGTCCACCCGGTTGCCAGCCTCTAGGCGCAGTGACTCATACCCAGTAACATCGAGCGATCCGGCGCGAAGCCTCCGAACGGGGTCACTGTTGGCAATTTTTCTTAGCGAATATGCACTGATGGCTGAGTCAATCCCGGCACCTAGAGCCAAACCAGCGGCTCCCCACGCAAGGTTATGGGCGACTTCGTCCGAGTACAGGAAGTCATTAGTGTTGAGAGTCGCCGCCATGATGGCTTCTGTCGTGATGTTCTGTGCCGCGCCCCGTGCGATCTGAGTCCCAAACACAGCCTGTGCGGCGCCACCCGAGGATACCCGCATCGGGACTCCGAAGACCGACAGGGCCATCTCATTGTGGTTGAACAATTCTGCGCCCATCTTACCGCGGAGAGCACCTTCACGAGTCGTAAGCTGTGCGACCCTCAGCGCCCGCTGGTGTGCAGCATCAAGCCGAGCCAGGGATCCAACGTAGGGAACCCCTCGAATCGCCTGCATCGTACGCCCGGCAGGTTTGAGCAATTTGTTGGCCGCCCAATTGGAAGCAAGTACGCCGCCGATTCCCGAGACAGCTTCAGCCGCGCCCCGATTTTCGGTGAACCAAGCAGTGAGTTCGGGGCTGCCGATCGACGACAGGAAGAAGTTGTTGACCCCCTGCCGCTCGGTGAGTCCAATCGACGACAGAGCCGTGTCAGCCAAGTCACTGATGCCGCCAGCAGTAGCCATGACTGCAGTGGAGGCAGCACCTCGGTTGAGTCCAGCTGCATAGGTTTCCGCGAAATCGAAGTCGGCCTCGGTCTCGGAACTCTGGGCTTTCCTCTCGTAGTCAACTCGTGGCGTGGAGGATGGAGTATAAGGCATTTATTAATCTCCGAAGGAGTCAGGCAAGTTGGCAGGACGGTCATCGCGAAGCGCGGGTGGAGTGAGATTCAGCAACTCACCGGCGACGCGGCCTACCGAGTCAATGAATCCCAAACTGCGGGTTGCGGCCTCTGGCATACCGGCCACGATCTTCTTCCTGTACGAGTCAATCGCAGGATCTTCAATCTGTAAGCGGCTTAGGTATTCGACGAACGCCGTGTCCTGACGTTGCATCATGGTGATTGAGTCGACCGAAAAAGTCACACCAGCCTGGCCGGATTCCACAAATTCATTCACATACGGCAGCATTCGGCGTGCACCGTCGAGTCCCACCCCTTCGATAGCTGCCATGGTCGAGGGAATCCGCACTTCTGGCCTGCCTACCAAACTTAGTTGGGGGTTGTTCGTGATCTGACGTTGACTCGCGTAGTGACTCTGCTGCCCCTGCCGCAGGAAGTCCGCTTGGTCGCCGACCCGCCCACCGAGTGCCCCACGCGCAATGGGATTCATGACATAATCCGCAAAGGAATTCGCGCCCAAATGACGCTCAAACTGTCGTGAGCCGGATACCGCGAGTCGGGGATCATTGAACAAATCTTCAAGCAACTCTGAGTTACTGGTCCCGGGCGCAACGGCTGGCTCACGATCAAGCCGCATCACGAGATTCGTCATCTCAAGTGCGTTGAACTGCTGGCCGCCTGTGGTGCTGAACTTTTCGAAGACCTCCCTAGCTTTCTCCGACGAGTCAAATGGCCTTTGATTATCCATCATCGACTTCATTTCGTTATAGTCGATTTGGTACTGCCCAGCCATTGCGTTGATAGCGTGCTCGGAAGCTGCCGCTCGGATTGTAGCCCAGCGACTCATCGGCATATTCTTAAACGGATGGTCGATCTCTGAGGCAACCTCAGGAAGGTTCTGGTAGATTGTGTTGAATCGATCTCCGGCCACAAGGTTAGGAATTTCCTCTGCAAGAGTAGCGGAGATTCGTTCTCTCAATCTCGCGGCAGAAATCTTGGGTTCATCTTCACGAATCTCCGCGGCCAATTGGGAAACCCTCGAGAAGACTCCTCGTGCAGTGGGGTTGGCCGCCAAACCTTCCGGCAGTGAACCACGAATCCCGAAGTGAATTACAGCGTCCATCGCGGCACCCGGCGTCAACCGCTCACCTTTGAGGTAGTTGTAGATGAACCCTTCTGAGTCCTTGTTGCCGCCTGAAAGTGCAGCCGCCCTCCGCTGGATTTCCTGATCGAAGGCAGCAGTTGACTCCTGCAACTCCATCGCATACGCTTGAATCGTTTCTGGGGGCTGGCCAGTTTCGATTGCATTCTGTAACTTACGCAGCGAGGCAGTCGAGTTATTCATAATCCCAGATGCGGTTTGTAGCCCGGCTCCACTCCCCATATCGATCATACGCCGGAGTGCCGTGACTTGCTGTTGCACAACTGCGCCCGCCGAACGTTGGATATTCAGCGTACGATTCCTAGCCACCTCGACATTCGCCATAGTAGCGTCGCGCTCAATAGCTTGGCGCAGGTAACTCGTGAGCCGATCCATCGGGAGTTGCGTGTCGCCCACCTTGCCGTCATTCGCGATTGCGTCTTCGATTTCTTTGCGGCTCATCCCGCGGATTACTTCAGTCGCGAATCGATCTGCGTATTCCATTCGGCCGAGCACCGCTGCGTTCCGGTATGACTCCAGTTGCGCGGCCCGCTGCTCGCTGTTCTCTACAGACCGCCGTAGGCCCGCGTAGGTAAGTTCGACTCCCTCGTAGTTCACGATCCCGCCGTTAGCTTCGGCTTCTTGCACGAGTCGTACTCGAGTCGGCAGGTCCAACTCCGTCATGAGGTCTTCGCGCATGGCTGCTTTGGCGCGTACCATCTGCGATTCCATAGCGATTTCGCCTTGGAGATTCCCAAGTTGTGTACTAGTAGTAGAGAGCGCCTGCCCTAGGAGGGTCAAGTCTTCGCTAGCCTGCTGCTGCAACAGGGAAGGAATCGCAACCTCGGTGCTGTACCGGGTATTGAACTGCGAGATAGCGTCAGTCTGTAGCGCCTGTAGGTACTCATAATCCTGGGAGCGCGCGGCCAACGTCCGATCGTAAGCGTCGAGTCGTTCGGTCAGGTGATCCTGATTGTAGTTTAAGTCAAAGATACCCCGAATGCCGCGCTCAAGGGGATTCATCTCGTTGATGCGGTCAAGCTGATCGGCGATTTCCTGCCGTGCACGGAAGACCGGCGCGACCTTCTCTTTCAAAGCCTGAGTCCCGCGAGACATCTCGTCGTTAACTGCACGTGTGGATTCCACCTGACGAGTCAGAGCCTCACGCGTAGCAAGTTGCGTGGCATCCATGACGTCACCGAGGGTTTGGATTCCCTCCATCTGGCGGTTAGTGGCATCCTCGACGTTAGCCTGCCTGCGGGAGAGTTCCTCGTCCGAGCCAAAAGTCTTGCTGCCGTTGACTCGCACGTTCTGGCTGGCCGCCTGTTCGGGGCCAAGGGAGGATTCGAGTCCTTCGAGGAACCTGCTTGGATCGTTGCCGCGGTTACTTCCACTCACTTGTCTGCCTCCTGCTGCGCTCATATTGTTGCGCACATAGTTCTGAGTCTCCGAGGGCATTCCGCGAAGCCAATCACTGCCGTAGCGTTGGATCGCACTGTCGACTCGCCCTGGACCTGCATTGTAAGCCGCCCACATCTTAGCCAAATCACCGCCATAGCGACGTTCCATGGTTGCCCGGTACTCTCGGCCTAGGCGATTCATATCCTCTGCGTTGTTCGGGTCAGCTGGACGCAGCCCAAAGCCGGGGTCACGCGCAGTCGCGGGCATCACTTGCATTGCGAATCGCGCGCCTGCCGAGGAAGTTACGGGCCGCCCCTGTTCATCGTAGTCGCGGTTGTTCGACTCCGCTACCGCAGTGATTTGGTCTAGGATTTCTGGTGTACGATTTGGCATGACTTATCCTTAGAATCCTAGGCTGAATCCACCACCCGATTTCTTCTCGGTGCCCTTAACACGTTCGGTGCCGACCTTCGTCGTGTTGCCCTTGAGTAACTGATCCAGTGCCTCGATAAGTTGCTGGGTTTGCTGACTCGATTCTTGGCCCGTAGTAGCGGATTGCTGGGTACCTTGAGTTGCTTGCGCCTGAGTCCCGGCTTGCTGCTCTGTAGTGACTTGCTGTTGCTCCCCGACAGAGGTACTCGTGCCGCCCTTGAGGATCGACAGGATGTTTGCCAGGTATCCCTGTTGCTGTCCGGTTTGCGCGATGCCGGTTTGGAGATTCCGGTTCTCGATCTCATTGGCCGACTCAGTATAGCTTGACCGAACCCCGGCGATGTTGGCTGCTGCGTCACCACGAAGGCGATTCGCAAGCAATGCATTCATCGTGTTGCCGGACGCCGTGCCCCCAATAGCGTTGGTGAGTCCACTTAGGTTAGCCTCAAGATCCATCTTCTGCGCGGCTTCCGCCTGAGCGACCCCGCCTTTGATGTATGAGTCAGCGTCAAACTGGAACGGGGAAGCGGCCACCGATGGTGTACCCCCGATTAGCTGGGTGGCCAGCCCTTCGAGTCCCGAAAGCACGTCGCCAGAAAAAAGCTGCTGCGCGTTCGTAGTGGTGCCGCTGGAAGTCCCCGCCGTCTGGCTAGAGGTCCGACCCTGAGTCGTGCCAGCGTTACTCGTGGCGGTATTCTCGTTCCGCGCGGTATTAGTCGCCGTACTTCCCGACTGTGCTTTGGTGCCGGTCTGCTGTTGCGCTGTATTTTCCGTTGAGTTAACGGAGGTTGTTTTGTCGATCTTGTTCTTTTTGCCGCCGAAGCTAAGTCCGAATGCCATGACCAGTTCCTACTCTTTCATAATAAATGCCAGCGCATAATATGGTGGCAAATGATTCGTGGCCCCAGTGGCCGCTGTGTGACTGTGAGTCCCGTTTGAGTCTGTGTTTCCAGACAAAGTATGCAAGTGGCCTGGGTCTGTGATTCCTACTGTGCTGACGACAGTTTCTTGGCTCTGCTCGTTCTCTACCTGAGCCGTGGCTACGTTTGCCGCAACACCTGTAACACTCGCTGCGGTCGCCGCCCCTGTGATTTGGTGGAAGTGCGCCCCGTCCGAATCTACTGTGACGCCGTGAGTGTGAGTCAAAGCACCACCTATCGCCGCAACCGCGTGAGTAAGCCCCGCACCTACAATGAACTTGTCCTGAAGATTCGGGGTTCCGTTCGTGCCATCGCAAAGCCGCCAGCCGGTCGGAATTGACTCAACAGAACCGGACCACATGATGATTCCACCTGCCGGGAACTCAACGGCGGAGATTGCCTCGGCTGCGCCATTCACCGCGCTTAAAGGGATTTGGTCATCCGCGAAAGTAATGGTCCCAGCCGAGACATTCACGCTGCCGGTAAAGGTGCCTGTGTGATTCCCAGCTGCGTTGCCAGTCAGATTGCCGGTTACGTCGCCGAGAACATCGCCGGTTAAGTTACCTAAAACATCACCAATGAGATTCGCTTGTATAGCCTGCGCAAAGGAATGGGCGCCCGTCCACGCATGGTCACTCGTGATGGTAGGCGCAAGCCCGATCAACGGGTTGTTCGCGAAACCGTCTGCGTAGGTGATTGTGAGTCCGGCAGTGACAACATCGATCTGACGCAGCCGGTACTCGGCAGGCCCGACTCGAACCAGCACACCGCGCTCCTGCGGCTCTAACTCGATGAAGCCACTGAGTTCGGGACTCTTGGCCTGATACCGAGCGTCGGCATTGGTTAAGTTCAGGAACGTATGCCCACCTTCTGTGGCTCCGTCATGCAGGCGGAGATTCCAGTTAGATGTATCGACCGTGAGTTCGCGCGCCAGCCCGATGTAGGTATCGGCGATTGTACGAATCGCGCCAGCTAGTTGGACGATCTTACTCAATTTAGCCTCCCTGCATCGATTCCGGTTAACTCAAGAGTTCGGATGTGGTAAAATTCTCCCACATCTTCGGCGCTCACCTCAACAAGATGCCAGACTCCCACGCAACTGCAAGTGTAATAGCGGGCGCCTTTCTTTGTTTCGACTACCTCAGGGATTACGGAGTCAAACTCGGACGTAGCATCCACCGTGCCTACCAACCGAAGGCTGTGATTTACATAGTTGGTAGGATCGAGTCCGAAATCCTCTGAGCCTGACAACTCGTTGTAGTCTTCATCCGAAGTATCCGGGGGTACTAGGTTGTAGTCGACTTGGACTGTGTCCTCTGGTCCAGTGATTCCTGTCCGCAGCAAAACCCCGGTAATCTCGCTCATCTGTTCGCTGGATTCATCCCCTTGCATCCGCACAAGACCGATCCGAATGACCGAGTCGAGTCCTGTCAAGATAGCCGGAGCGGGAGTTGTTCCGTCACCTGCGTAAAATGAGGCGCGCGGCGGCAGGTCTGGCGTGCTCTTGTGACTCACTCGCCCCGAGGATGAAACCACCCAGCCAGTGTCCCCGTCAATCGCAGCGGTCGGCTTTTGAATCAAAGGATAGTGCAGATCATAACTCATGGCTGTTTCAGTCTGGGCCTCTGGGGTTACTTCTCTCGAACTTCCCTGATTCCAGTAGCGAAACTGCCCGGCTGAGTCAACATACCCAAAGTAGTCGCCTTCGCGGTCCCCTGTCTCGACGACCAATGGGAGAATCCCGTAGTGCTCCTCATTGAACTGGCCCCATTGATCGAGGTTCGGGTACAGCACGAAACACTCTTCGTAGATAGGATTCACGAATGAGTAGCTGACACTTACATACAAATAGCGGCGCAACTCGTCCCACTCGATTCGGACATTGGTGCCGATCTTCAAGTCATTGTCTTGGATATACTGGCCAAGGAACTCGTTGAACAACGGAGTAAACGGCACTGGCTTCTCACCGGAGCATTTGAAGAGTCCACGTTCATCGAGAATCACCGAGGTATCGTCGTCAAGCTGAGTCACACAGAAGGAATTAACCGGGCGGTACTCAGTCTGGAGTGACTTGTGCCGGAATACTTTCTCGTCTGCTGTGAACTCCGAACGCATGACTCCGCCTGTGGTCCATGTCAGACAGCCGCCTGCGTAGCTGGAGATCATCACAGGGAATCCCGAGACACGTTCTGCAAGGACTTGGGCGCCTGCCCCACCAAGGCTGGGCGTGAAATCCTGCCCATTACTAGGCTGACTCCAAGCCAACACCGTCGGCGTGAGCACCATGAGCAAGCCGTTGTTGATAGCTACGGCAAGGGGTTCCTCGGGGAGTCCCGGACCAGGGTGAGGCAAGCACCGTTCCGTATCCACGTTGTAGGACAAAATGCCGACTCGAGGATGGCAAAAATAGATATAATTGTTCAGGTAGCCCCACGTCCAGCGGTGGGCGGACTCGGTCAAGTCGGGAGTCAGATATACCGGGCGCCAGCCGCCACGTGTCTCGGACCACTCAAGAATCCCGTCTGAAGTAAACGTGAAACTCCGGTCGCGATCGCGCAACTTGATCCGGGCGCCAGATACATGGCCGGGATTCACAAACGGCTGAGGCAGCAGCAAGCGGTCCCCAAACCCACTACGAGGGCCTCGGGAGTCAAACTCATAGTTTCGCCCACTCAGGGAGAAGACTTCATTGGACTCTGCGGGGTCTACCGCAGGTGTGAGTCCTTTGATGTTTGCCGCCTTGATATTCCGTTCCATGATTACCTCAAGTAAAGTCGATAGCGGTACTGCCGGTTGGCCAGTGGAGTCGCAGCGTCCATTGTCAATTCAGCGGGGAACTGCGAAGAAAGTGCAATCAAAGTACCCGCGGTTGCCGCGCTGGCAAGCATGATGCGACTCACAACTTGGTCAAACGCGGCGGTCGGGGTCCACGTTACCTGTTTGGTTTCCAAGTAGTACTCACCGTTGAGTGTACCGGATGACTCCCAGCCGACTGCGCTGCGCTCAATTTCCTTGCGTTCGTACCCATCAGCGACCGTCGGTTCTTTTACGTCGACGATCTCCAAGTCAGTTTGCGGGACAGCTTTACAGAGTCCCAGCCAAAATTCAGGAATAGCATTCCGCAGCGCCGCCTCAAGAATGATCGCGACTCCAAGGTCTGTGATGTTGTTTGGAATCACCAGCCCGTCACCGCGGATAAATTCGCCTCTAATCATCACGGCATTCCTCTTCGAGTTGGCGGCACAGAATCGCTAGGTCTTGTACCCACTGATTCACAGCTGGGTCATTCAGGTTTCGGAGGGCCGTCAAAGCCTCCAAGGTTGGATAAGGGAATCGCGGATAGGCATCTACGATCGCTTGATCTACTTCAGCAACCTCTTGGTTCGTCAGACTCGTCGGATTGTTTCCGAACAGTGAACCGTTCGAGGCGCACGAAGCTGTCATCAACAGACTCACGGTCAACAGCAATGCGCTCATTCCGCTCCGCAGCTTTCTTAGCAACATCTTTCACCTCGTTGATTAGGATTCGTTTGTTCTGCTCGTAACGAATTCGGCGGTCAATCCAGCCTTCGAGTCGCCCCCAAACAAACTTGAGGACGACCGAAAGCATAGATTCAAGCAAGAAACTCACTTGCCACGGAGGCCCGCAGACTGGCGAGCGATTGAGTTTGTGGTAGTGCCGGGAGTGAGGCGATTGCTCACGTACAGCCCAATGACCTTAGCGATCTTGCGAATCACACCGAGCACGCCGGTCGTTTCGTCGGGAATCGACTTGCCGATCAGGCGGGCAATCATCGAGATCAGGGCTAGCACGCCCATTAGGACTGCGGGTTCGAGGTCGAAGGTCTGAATCAGGAACTCCGACAGGGCCTCAAAAAGTGAATCCATTTCTTATCTCCTTGTTGTGGGTTCTGGAATAAGTTACCCCACGGAGGCTAACCAAGAAAGGGTTATTCGATGGGGTGGCTGAGTCAGCGTTTGATATACTCAACGATAATTTGCGCTAGTTGTACATGGGACTCTGTTTCCGTAGGTGAAACTAGCATTTCGTAATACAAGTCAATGTCGTCACCGTTGGCCAGGACTCCTGCATCAAACACATACATCAGGTGGAAATTCGCATAGTTGTAGCTGAATTGGCTTGTGTCGACATTCCAATCCCACCGGCGCATTGCGATTCCTTCGTGCTGAAGGTACATGGTCAGGAGTTTCCTTACTTCCGAACTGGAGTTTATTACTCGCAGGGTGCCGGTGATTGTGACTCGTACATAGGTAGTATCGGCGGGTTTCGCGATTACGTAGTTGCCAATCACCGAGTTCTCGGTCTTCACCCCTGTCGAGATATTTGTCACATCAATGTCGGTGATTCCGTTAGCTTCGATCTTGTCGGCGGAAATCGTGCCATCAACCACAAGGTCGCCACTGATTCCTACGTCGCCAATGATATCGACACCGGCGCCCCCGTTCGCATCTGCATAAATCTCGAGTTGTGCCCGCCCACCGGCTACGGCAGCTACCGAGAATCGCGCTTCAGTGTAACCCTCGAGAGTCGAGATAGCCGTAGCACTCTCTTCGATGAATGCGCGGGCCGCACTAGGCATGTACGCGGGCGCGGTCGTTTGTCCGTCTGGCACAACAGCCAGTTGAGGACGAGTCATCCAGATGTGACTTTCACCAGAAAAGAACCCATCTCTGCGACGGCGCATCACGAATCGTGCGTGGGTCTTTCCGGCGGGCACTTCTAGGATCGGCGTCGCTATCGGAGTGTAATTCTCGATCTTGCTGCCATCGTTTACCGTCGGGCCTCCTTCGTAGTAACTCGAGGAACTGTCAAACACTTCGTCGACTCCCCAATTGATAGCGATGGCGAAAATCGCGCCGATGCCTAAGCAAAGCGCGGAAGCTACAAGTTTCTGTCCGGGAGTCACGGGAATCCAATCCGACATGAAGAACGCATTGTTGGTTGTCGTCACGCCCTGTTTAGCATACATCGCATGTTCTGGCGAGGGCGTGTAGGCGGCAGAACTGTCGAGTCCATATTCGAAGGTTCCGCTGGTATTGACGTAGTTCCAGCCCGGCACCGTCCCGTCCGCACGTTGACCGGCGAACTGTGAGTTATCCAATAGGTTCCCTGTCGGATGCGCGATTGCCTCTAGCTGGGTTACACTCGTAGCTAGCGCGCCCTGCCCTGTTGTGAGAGTCGTAATCTCAGAGGTATGGGTTGCGATGGTCGAGGCTTGGGTAGTCAAGTCAGACTCGACGGTGTCAGTCCTGGACTCGAGGGAGGTTACGCTGGAGGTAAGCGCGGTCTGCCCTGTGGTGAGGGTGTTGATCTGACTCGTATGGGTTGCCGTGGTGCTAAACAGGGTCGCTGTGTCAGACTCGAGTCCAATAACGTCGCTCTCAACCGTAGCGAGGCTGCTTTGCAACGCGGTTACATCTAAACTGATGCTAGTGAAATTCCCCTGTAGGGTAGTGATATCTGATTCGGCGTTGCTAACATCACTGGCCAACCCTGTGTACTGGGAAGTCAGAGTCGTGATAGACGAGGCTTGCGCAGATACGTCTGTAACTAGGGTGTTTACCGAAGTTTGAATCGAGGCGACCTGGGCAACTACTGACTCAAGGACCGTCTCGGTAGCGATTTCGGCGGGCGTAGCTACTCGTACGTCTAGGCGGTCAAAGTCGACTCGATAGTTGGCAGCTGGGTTTACTGCGTCGTCGCCGCCCTCAAGGAAGATTCCTAGTTGGTCCAGCGTCGGATCTGTCAACTCAACGAGTTTGCGAATCCGGTATATGTTACCCACAGTGCCGCTGCCAATTGTGACACCAGCTGACTCCTCGGCCGAGATCAGGAAAGTTTCGGTCCCAAGTAGCGTCAGCGATGAGTCGTATTTAAGCAGCCCAATCGCCATGTCGTTGAATGCACCCTCGACCAACTTGACGTCGCATTCGAGTACATACCAACCGGCTGTGAGGTTGTCCAGCAAGTCGTTCGTTTGGTCTGACACACGCTGTTGGAGTCGAGTCTTCCTGCTGGCCGTGACTGACAGCCTGAAAGCGTACGCGCTGCTGAAACCAACCTGTCTTGACATGTCAGCAAAGAGTCCGTCGCTGCGGTTCCACTTGTCGGGGACCGTATTGGGATCTTCCCAGGTGTCGAATCCGCTATTCTCTACAAGCGTCGGGACTCCCAGGCTGGCAAATACAGCGAGAGCGGCGGAGGCTGACGCGGCACTTTCGCCGGCTGCGACCGAGAATGTCTGGGCGATTCCCGCTTGGGTAGCCGCATTTTGCGCATGTGCCGATGCTACCAGTGAGCGAGTCTCTGACGCCGTGGCCCAGAATAGGGAGTCCTTCGAGTGCGATTGCGCAACCAAGGTCGAACTATAGGCGGCGTTCGCGTAGCCGAGAATCGAGGAAGTCTGCGCGTCAATGTAAACGCGGTCCGCTTCAATCCTCTGGCCGAGGGCGACAACTGCGGCTGTCTGCTCCAAGAACTCCGAGTATACAGTCGAGAACTCGTCGGTCGGAAGCTTTTCTTCGAGTCGGGAGAGCGCAATCAGAGACTGAGCCTTGAACTGACCGAAGGCGCCGGAAATCGTCTCCAGATCCGTTTGCAATGTTGCGATCTGGTTCTCGGTGAGATTCAGCCTGGCCAGCATTTCTGCGATTTGAGTCGCAATGCTTTCATCCGCGGCGGCGCCATCCAACTGGAACAGGTTCCTGAGGTGAATCATCCCGTCGTTGATGACACCATACTTGTTGGTGGTCAAAGTGGAGAAAACAATTCCCGCCGCGCCAACTACAGCAGGCGACTCACCGGAGTACAGTCCAACATGAATTGGCGCATACCCGCCGTAAATGACCCAGCCGAACTCACCCTCACCTGTAAAGGTGTAGTCGATGCCAGCAAAATCAATCTCACTCCCGGTGGGTTCGACAGTTAGTTCAGTCGTACGATATACCAACCGGCCGGGATTCTCTGTGTCTTGTACGTCAGTAAACCGGACGAACTCCACGAACGAAGTATGCCCGGTTGAAAGTTGTACGGCTGCCCGACTCCCTAGGGGGTAAATCTCTTCAGCGTACCGACTCGTCAGCTGATTCTGCGGGATGCGGAGCGCCCCATATAGCGCTCCATTGTTGAACTCACGTAGTCCTTCCGTCTGGTCGCGCAGGAATCCGAACAAGTCATCCGACACGTCGCGGATGGAACTTGGCAAATCGAATCTGAACCGGTTGGGGTCGTATGACTCACCCGGGGGCAAAGTATCGATAACGCGGATTGTTGCGAGGCCGACACCATCAACGACTGCGCGCCCGACCGAGGTGCCGACTCGCCGAGAGAATCCAAAGTCAGTGGTGACCCCGACTACCGTAGCCGAGCCTTCTGTGAGTCCAGTTGCCTGCACATAGGACTTGCCGACACCCGTGACGGTCGCACCGGCAGTTGAGGTGCCTGGGATTCGCTCTAGGCCGTAACCCACACCAAGTGAAGTGGCTGACCCTTCTGCGAGTCCTGCGACCCTGGAACCCGTTACTACAGAACCCAGGACAGTCGCCAAACCGGTTGAGGTGCCTAGCTGACGATTCTTTGCGTAGGCAATACCAGACGCCGCGGCCTCGCCGGATGCCAGACCGACTCTGCGACTTACGGGAAGCTGTGTATCTCCAACGACATTTGCTGTGCCTGCGACGCTGCCTGTGACTCGAACCAGCCCTGCGCCAGTTGCAGCCGCGACCCCAGCCGAAGAGCCAGGAAGACTCACATCGGAGACCCCAGCCCCGGTGGCGGCGGCTACCCCGTCCGCTGTACCGACTCGGCGCTCGTTGGTTCCCCCGGTGGCCGTCTCAGTCACAATCATCAACAGGGAGATTGTATCTTGGACTTCCGCTAAGTTGCAGGTAGTGAGTCCTGTTGCACCCGCAGACGCGAGTTCGCCGCTCAAGACAACGATACCGCCGCCGGAGCCACGCTGGTGGGTGAATGCTTCCCGTTGAGTGAAGGCGGCTTGGTTTGAGTTTGTGAGTCCAGTGATCGTAGGGTTAGTCGCGCCATCGAAGGAGAGGGCTGCGAGACTCACAATCAAGGCGTTGTCGACATTCGTGGTGTAGGAGGCCCAACTAAGAGTCGACGCAGACAGCTGCGTGGCTTCTTGTACGAAGTTGAGCGTCAGCCCTGAGTCAGACGGATCGCGTAAAGCAAACGCAACGCCTGATTGGTGATTACCTGAGTCAAGGATCTGTGCGGAGGTCTCGGTTCCGTCTGATACTTTAGTAAAGACTCGAAGCGTACGTATGCTGGGCTGAATCGAAGTATAGGTGTCGGTCCAGCCGGTTGGCGCTGCCATTGTCTGCCCTGACAGACACTCAGCTACGATCACCAATAGGTCGCCTGCCGCGTGTCCAAGCACCGACAAGTCGAAAGTTATCGCAGAAATTGAGTCGCGTTTAGCGGAGGTAGCTAACCAAACCGGCATCGCCATGACAAATTAATCCTCGGTGATTGAGGTGCCGGTTGAGAGGCCAGGAGTCACGCCCGCGCCCATCGTGATAGCAGAAGCCAAGGCTCCTTTATAGAGAATCCCGGTAGCCCCAGAAGACGCAACGCCGATGGAGAAGTGGGTGATGTCACTCGTGGAGCCGCCAGCCCATTCTGGGAAGTCGATGTTAGCGGCAGGATTCACTACATTGCCACTTACTACCCAGCCGGTTCCATTGCGGGCAACCGCGACTCGCGCATAGCCAGAGTAAGCCGCCTCACTGGTTGACTGATCGCCACTTTCGCCGGGGTCCGCCGTATGCAAAGCAACATACAATTCGGTCAGCGGACTCGTAGCAGCGTTGTCGGCCAG